GGCGATCCAGCGAATGATGCCACCCCACGCGTTGAGGCCGAGGTTGAGGCGGGCATCGGTGGTGACAGCGCTCCGCTGCCCACCCGTCGCAGCGGCAACGAAGGTTACGGGGGCGGCTGCCAGCGCCGCCGTCGAGGGGTGCATCGGGCCGTCGCTGTTCGGGGCGGCCAGGGCCGTCGGCGTCGTCGCAACGGTGGAGTGGCGGGCGAATTGGAGGATCGTCGGCGCCGAGGTGTTGGCGAAGCCGCTTACCTGAATCTCCTTCACGTCGATCAGTTGGGTGGACGAGCCGCCCTTGACCGCCATGTAGGTTGCATTCGTCAGCGCCGTCGTGTCGGCCGTCGCCGTGGGCGTCCAGTTCACTGCTTGGAAGGACCGGTAAGCCATGGTTGGCTCCTTTTCAGGTTGGGGTCAGGATCAGGGCGCTGGGATCACCGCTGACGGTGAAGCGCCCGCTTCTCACCTTGTCAGCAAGTTCGGAGAAAGAACGGTGGATGTAACCGGAGGCGAGGGTGGCAGCCTTGCACGCGTCGCAGATGTAATCGCCGCACTTCATGCAGGAGTAGCGCTCCCGCGAGCGCTCCGGGTTGAGAACGGAGACGCCGCCGCAGTGGCGACACTTCTTCGTCTTGAGTTCGAGGAACGCGCCCTCGCGGAGACCGCCGGCGGGGAGACCACCCCGCCAGGCGAGGGCCTCGGGGATTCCCGGGCTCGCCCGGTGATCGATCATGAGGTAACCTTCAGACATGCGAGTCTCCTTCCTACAAACAAGCTTGACCGAGGAGGACGGGGGTGTCAGTGTCCGCCTCCGAGCGATACCACGCGAAGGCCCAGGCGCCATCCGCGGCGGTCGGGAGGGTGAAGGTCTTCGCGGCGTTGTTCCCCGACGCGGCCTGGACTTGGTCGTGGCGGGAGAGGCCGGAGGCGGAATCGTCTTCCCTCTCCGTCATCTGATTCGGGGTGATGGTTTGGGCTACGCCCTGCGTGATGTGGGCCATCAACATGCAGTTGGCCTCATCCGTCGTGACGGTGTTTGCAGGGATGGTTATCGTCGTGCTAGAAGCGGCGTCATCGAACGCAACCGCACCGAAGAAGCCCGTTGCCTTCGGATTATCGTAAGTGGCGTTCGTGTAGTTCAGCCCGGCGTTCACTCCACCCGTCGTCGAGATCGTGACGGTTGCCGGCTCGGAGCCGTTGGAGATCTTGTCGAACCAGAACAAAGCCGCATTCACCGCTCCGCCGACGATAGAGAAGGGGCCGAAGGAACCCCTTACGGTGTAGCCGGAGGGAGTGTCCAAGTCGGGCGGGGTGGCCGGCGCGATGGAGAACACCCCGGCACAGATCGTGATGAGGTCTCCATTGACGTTCGTTGGGAGGGTTGCAGCGATGCTGTTGTTGGCGAAGGAAGAATCCGCGCCAACGGTGGAATCGCGGTAGGCTAGGGTTGCCATAGAGTCAGGGCGTCCACAGGGTTGGGCGATTCGCATTCGCCCAGGAGGGGTTGTGCCCGGCGGAGGACTTGTCTGAAATGTCGGTAGGCGTGGGGCTGATGTTGGAGTACCAAATCGAGGCAGCTCCCGCCGCCGTCACCGTCGCGTTGTTGACCACCGAGGCCTCAGCGACGAGATCGTCTGGCCCCGCTGCGTCGAGGGCGGCGGAGAAGAGACGGAAGAACCGCATCATGTAACCGGGGCACTCGTCATTCCTCCCCGCGGAGGGCTGGTTTGCTCGCCAGTCAGAGGCGCCGAAGTAGAAGGCAGGGGTGGCGCCGGCCGCAGCGAGGTCGGCAGTGAGAATGGTCCGCTCGATGTAGTCTCCTGGCGTGTTGATGATGTCGGGGTAGACCCGGTGGATGAGGTTCGCACCGGAGATTCGAACCGTCCGCGCCGAGCGATAGATGGTTCCTCCACTCGGGTTCGCCTCGTCCACCAGGAACGCCGGCGTCATCGGCTCGGCAATTCCATCCTGTCCCCCGGGCACGCCGGCGAGTTCCATGTACCTGACCGCGCCAGTCCCGCCAGTTCCTCCCGTTGCATTCCCATTCCCGTCAAACGCCCCGTCACAAGGGAATGGGTGGCCGCCGAACTCGTAGGAATCGAAGTGGAATGTCCCGTCGTTGTGGGAGGACCACGTCTGGGCCCTGTACCCGTCTGCGCCGGGGAGGGAGTTCCACTCCCAAATCACTGTCTGGGCAGTACGGGAAAGGAGGTTCGCCCCGTCGAACACGATGCGGATGTCGCTCCCCGGCGCGCCATTCGACGGGAAGATGAGCCCCGTTTCGGGGAGAGCTATGATGGAGGTCCGAGCCGGTGAGGCGACGGTGAAACCGACTATCATGGCATGAAGAAGTATTCAGCCGACCACGCCACGGTCATGCCGCCGGGACTCAGGGCGAGATTAAGGGGCTCGGTCAGCTCACCCTGCTGGTAGAACTTCCCGGCGCCAATGTTCCTGGCCCAGATTGCCCCCGGCACGAGGTTGATGGTGTAGATGGGCGCCTGGGCCCCGAAGCGAACCTGGACCAAGACTTCGTCGGAGTTCGTGCCCAGGGCGCCGAGGCAAAGGTAAAAGAGGCGGACCCTTTCCGCCACCGGGTCGAGCACAGCCGTGGTTGCGGCAATTGTGCCCGAGGCTCCGTTGATCAGGTGAGGGTCCTGGGGAGGCGGCACGTCAGTACCCCGGGATCTTGATCAGGTCGACTTCCATGTCGATGGCGTAGGTGCCGGCCGTCCACCCAGTTGTGCCGATCTGGATCTTCCCCGTCACGCCGGCCCCCGCGTTGTTGTGGAGGCCGCCGTCGCAACGGTAGTCCACCTTCCCGCGCCCGGAGAGGCCAGCAAAGGCGACGTCTGCTGTCGCATCCCAGTAGAGTTCGACGACCAGCCCGTCGGTGATGGAGTATCGGATCTTGTCCACGCGGAACGTAGTGGGAGTTGCCTGGGACCCGGCGCAGTTGTAGTTTGCCGGATCGAACAGGTCCTGGACGGCGAGGTTGCTCGTGTCGAGGAGGGCCACCACGTGAGCGCGGATGTTCCGAACCCCCTCCTCGAGCGTTTGCACTGTGAGGGAGTTGGCCATGTTAACGCTCCACTGCGCCGAACCAGAAATCGACGGTCATCGTGCTTGAGGCGGCGGTGCCGCTCTGCACCGCGAGGCCCATGTTCATCGCGGCGGCGGGAAGGGTGATTGCGTTCGAGGCCACGGCAGGGCCGCGGGCAGGAGGGCTTGAACCCACACCGGATTGGGGGAGCCAGCCGAAGAGCTGCGCGCCGATGAAGCCGTAGAGGTTCGCGTTGCGATCGAGATACCACGCCAGGTCGATGTAGGTGGCGTTGGCGAGGGTGTAGGCGTTCGTGGGGACCGCCGTCGTCACCGCCGTGCCGCCACTCACGTTGACGAGGTTGATGTTGGTGAGGGAACCGGTTGCCTTGTCGAAGTAGAGGGCGTTGGTCTGGTTGCCGGTGAAGGGGGTTGTCCCGGTGGGGAACATGCCCACCCTGAACGCCGCGTTCGTCGCGCTGGAGAGCTTGAGGCGCGTGCCGAAGAACGCCTTCTTCCCCGCCTGGAGAAGCCACGGGGCCGCGGCGAGCTGGAGGGAGACGAGATCCGAACCCGCCGGGGTGGAGCTGTTTGTCGTGAACAGCAACTCACCCATCGCGTTTGCGTTGGTGTTTGCTGTGATCGCCGCCGTACCGTTCCCCGTCGCCGTGGTGGTGTAGGTGGATTCCTTGACGAAGAAGTCATCGAACCAGGTGCCGTAACCACTCGGGTCCGGCAGGCCGTAGTTGGCGAAAGGTTGGTAGGGGAAGTCCGTCGAGACTCCGTTGGGGAATCTGGTCGGAGATTGGGATGGGGTTGCCATGGAGAAGTCCTTTGCGGTTGGCAAAAACCGGGGAGCCGAAGCCCCCCGCGAAGGAGATCGAACCGGCTTTACGGTCCGTTCGAGCCGTAGACGCCACGGGGATCCGTGGCACCGACGGTGAAGCGCATGTAGGCCAGCGCCTTGGCGTTCTTCGTGTCGAAGTCGTTGTCTCGCTGCAGGCCCGCACGCTCGCGCCAGAAGAACCGCATGCCGTTGGGGCAGTTGGTCCGCACGAACCACGCGTGAGGGGCGCTGAAGTAGTGGTTCACCTTCGCCCCGCCGGGGAACATGCTCAGGGAACGCAGTGCGTTCACGTCGTTGTTCGCCGTGCCGGATTGCTGGGCCGACTTCAGGATCCGCGTCGCGTTAAAGAGCTCCTGACGCGGGACGTGCAGGCTCACCGGCATCAGGGAGATGAGCAGGCCCGAATCCATCGTCGCGCCCATGATCTGGATGCACATGTCTTCGAGTGCCGCCTCCGAGAGGTCAGCCGCGGGCACGAGCGCGTTGGAGTACGTTCCCCCCGTGGCTTGGAGGTGGCTGGCCGAAACCAGAGCCGCGCCGTCTGCCGTGGTGAAGTAGGTCGTGACGAAGGCGTTGTTGTAGAGGAACGCACCCACCTGCTCCGCCGTCTGGCTCATCGAGTACGCGTTGGCGCGTGCGCGACGCTTCGAGACGATGTCGTACTGGTTGTCGTTCAGTTCCTCGTACGACACGATGTAACCCAGGGAGTAGGCGATCGGAACGTAGCGAGTCACTCCACCTTGAACCTCCCCGGCGTAGGTGCCCGGGGAACCCTCCGGCTTGACGGGGGCGAGGCCGAAGCCGGTCACCTGAACGTCTTCCTCATACGCACGGTCGGTGTCGTCCATGTCGTAGAGGTCGGTGTACTCGGTGGGGTATTGGGTGTAGGTTTGCCCCCACACCGCATTGACGCCCGGCCAGAGTAGTTTCGGGTGGGCGCCGGTAGTGATGATGCCGCCTGGCATGGTGTTCTCCTTTCAGTTGAGGACGATCACGGCGACGTGGTGCCGGTCGAAAACTCGTGGTTGTTGATCGAGACCCACCACTTTTGCAGCGCGGTGAAGGGCGTGTTGTCGATGCGAAGGGCCGCCGACAGGATCTTCAGGTTCAGCGTCGACGTGGTGTTCACCGTGTTGTTGTCGAGGAACGCGGGAGACACGACGATCGAGCTGTTCGGGCGGGTGCCGGTGGAGAAGTTGACGTTCCGGTTCACCGAGGTTGCGGTGAGGACCGCCCCGACGCCGCCTTCTTGGATCTCGAAGATGATGTTCGGGTCGTCGGCCACGGCCACCCAGTAGTTCTTCGTCTGCGCACCCGTCGGCCGGACGATGGTGTTCAGGTTGTCGAAGTTGGCATAGGGGCCGCCGGGTTGGAGCTGGCCGGACTGGGAGATCCCGATCGCGACCACGACGCCTCGGACGGCGGCGCCGGCAGTGGCGAGCTTGACGGCGGGAACGCCGAAGGAATCGGCGTTGGCCGAAGCGACGGTGGTGACTGGGTCACCGACCCAGAGTTGCGCGGTCTCCGCGGCGAGGTACGAGTACAGGTTTGCCTGACCGTTCCACGGGGAGCCATCGCGGTACTTCACGGGCACTAGGCCCGCGATGGCGCTGACGTTTGGCATTTACGCCTCCTAACGTTTGGGTTGAAAAAGGTTCCGATTCCCAGCGTCCTTGGGCACGTAGCGATTCTTCGTGTCCACGTCACCGGAGATACCTTCGGTGAAGCCTTGGTCGCCGCGGAGTGTAGCTGCAACACGTTCGTTTCTTTGGGCCAGGGTCGCCTGATCCTGCTCCCACAACTCGAGAGGGAGCTTCATGAGGTAGAGGCGGCCGGCTTCCTTCCCGTCCTCCGAGAGGCCGGAAATTTGACTGATCCGACTCCCCAGGTCGGTGTTGCCGTTGGAATCTTCGCCGTTCGCGAGGCCCCAGGTGTTGAGATCGACCTCCCCTTGATTGACGAAGGAGTACCCGGCACGCATCGCCTGTGCAATACGGTCGGGGCGGCCTAGCATCCAGTGGAGGTGATACCCGGGGATCTCGGGCACGGCGAGTTTCTGTTGCGGCACCGACATGGGGATACGGGTGCGCTCGGGCTTCGCCGTCGCCGGCGCGTTCGAGGGGTTGGCTTGGGCAAGGCGTTCTTGAATGGTGGTCATGCTGCTTCTCCGGCGAAGTACTGCTCGACGAAGTGGGCTTCCCATTCCGCCTTGGTTTTGAAGGCCCGGTTGGGGCCGACCATTTGTTTGGCTTCCTTGTCGATCTGGGCCCGGGCCTCGGCGGGGAGGTCGGCCACGCCGCGCTTCCCGTCCCTGTGTCCATCCCCCGCGCCACCGCGAGAGGGTTCGACTTTGCCCGGACCACGGGGGCGGGCCTTCATGTTGAAGGTTTCCTCAGCCGCCTCGGTGATCTTGTCGAAGAAGGCGCGGCCGGTCGAAGTGTCGCCGTCCTTGCGCAGCTTCTCCGCGATCGCCACTGCAGCGGCGGCCTTGACGGGGTCCTGAAGCCACGGGTTGTCCACGATCCAGGCTTGGTACGTCGGATCCTGAACGGGGTCGGCAGCTTTCTTCGTCGGCCCATCCTTCTTTGCCGGAGCAGGAGCCTCGGCCGCGTCGAGCGTCTTGTCGATCTGGCGGAGGTCGTCTTCCAGATCCACTGCCGCGTCGTGGTCGCCATCCTTGCGGGCCTTCTTCAGCTGCTCTAGGACGCGGACTCGCTCGGCCTTCACCTGCCGTTTCGTCTCTTCGATGGAGGAGGACTTGAGGGTCTCGACCGACTCGCGGAGTTCGTTCAAGCTGGTCTCGAGACCCTGGCGTTGGCGGCGCTCGCCTTCCAGCTCCTGTTGCAGCCGGCGGTTGTTTGCCTTGAGAAGCGGCATGACCGTCTCCCCGCGGCTCACGTACTCGGCGGCATCGACCCACTTCTCAGGGTCGCCCTTGAATTGTTCCTTCGGCGCCCAGCCCATCGAGCGGGCGGTGGCTTCGACATCTTCACTCATTTCTGGTCTCCAGTTGTCTTGAACCCTTCGTCGTGGGTGATGCGGGCAAAGACGTCCGCGTCATTGACGATGCGATACCTTCGCCCGTCGGCAGGGCCGGTGAGGGCATAGCCGCTGAACTTCGCGATGAGGACGCGGTCGCCAGGGACGGCGCGGGGCGGCTCGTTCGGCCAAGCAACCGGGCCCACGGCGATCACCGTGGCGCGCTGCTCGACCAGAACCGTCCGATCCTTCACATTCTCGGGAATGATGATGCGGGAGGTTTTCACCTCCGGCTCATAGTATTCCACGAGGACCGCTCTTCCCAGGGGTTCCACGCCCGAGTGGTTCTGCACTTCATTCATCCGATTCCTGCGCTTTCTGAATGTCTGTCCAGTTGATTTGAGCGATGTCCATGTAGGCAACGCACTTCCCAATCGCCTGGGCGTTGAGTTGGGCGGTGCCGTCTGCGGACTCGCTCGTTTGCCCACCCGTCGCCCAACTCTCCATCAACCGCATCCGCTCGGTGGCGGCGTAGAGGCGGAGGAGCTTTGTGACGGGGTCTTCAAGCCAGAGCTTGAATTCTTCTTCAGTGACTTGTGCCATTGGGTTTCGCCTTTGCTGCGGCGACTTGGGCCGAGGCCTCGGTCTGGGCGATGTGGACGTCAGCCTGGATGCGGAGGGCTTCGAGGCCCAGTTTCACCCGCTCGTTGAGCGCGGCGGTGCGTTCCTTCGTCGCGTTGAGCATGGCGTTGATGAGTTCGACCTGCTGCCACCCCGACTCGCTCTGCGCATCCGCGGCGAACTTCTCTGCCTGGGCCTGGAGTTGGAGAATCGTCGCGTCGTTGACCCGAATCTGCTCCTGCATCTCAACGATGAATTGGAGTTGGGCTTGCTGAGCCTTCGCCTGCTCTGTCTGCGCCTTCAGCTCCGCCACGGTGATTTGGTAAGGCTTGGGCTGCGGGGTGTTGGCGGCGCCGATGTAGAGTTGCTGATACCCCTCCACGCGGAGGGACTTGAGGAAGTGCACCTCCGCGGCGTCGACGTTGTAACCGGGATAGGCACGGGCACGGTCCGCAATCGCGAAGGCTTGCTGCACCCGTGTGTGCTCCGAGACAACGTTGGGGTCGGCGACGGGGCAGATCCGATCCGGGTTCATCCGATAGTCCTCTCGCCCCACCTTGTACCCATCCCCGAAGCTCAGCTTGTCCGGCATGAACATAGAGTTGAGGACGTAAAGCTTCTTGAACTCTTCCTTCATCGAGCGCCAGATCCGCTTGAAAATTGCGGCGTAGACCTTCGAGCCCTGCTCTACCATCCCCTCGTAGGTTCCGACCTTCGTGTTCTGGCCCGGGTTCTCCCCCGTGATTGCCTCGGTGGACCCGGAGACCCGGTCGGTGTACTGGATGAGAAGGGTGAGGAGGTTAAAGAGAACGGCGGAGGGCTCGGGGAGTTCGAGGGGGACGAGGTTCTTCCTCACGTCATCCCCTGTCGAGTCGAGGCGTTTCCACTCCCCGGGACGGAAGGAGTATGCCCCACCCCGAATCTTCGCCCCGCGGCCGAGGAACCCGCCGCCGAGGTTCTTCATCGTCCCGGCATCGATCAACTGATTGATGTTCGTGTTGACGGCGTGGTTGAGGCTGCCGATGAGGACGCCGAAGCCCATGTCGTAGATGGAACCGTCGGGGGAGGGAATGAAACCGTACTTGGTGAAGTACTCCGTCGCGCGGATGGAGATGATCTCGCTGGAGCTGTTCCTCTCGATGTCCTCCAACCGTTCGAAGCGCAGGGCAATGCGGAGGAGGAATTTCGAGGTGCGCTCGAAAGTGAGAATGGCGGGTTCGGCATACCCGTCTCCGTCGAGGTCGAGGTAGGTATGTTGCTCGCAGATTTGGAAGGGGGCGAGACTGGAGGGAGTTGCCGGCGGCACTGTGCGATCGCGCCGGGCCTCGTCCTCGCCGTCCTCGGGTTGGGGGAGTTGGGGCTCGGCGTACCATGTCTCCTTCAAGCAATCCCGATACGCGCCGGACTTGACGAGGGAGTAAATGTCATTCCTCGACTTCGGGATGACGTGAGTCTTTCTCCCGCAGGTCTCCACAGACTTGGCGTAGTAGTCCATCACGAGGTCGCGAGCGAGGACAAGCTCGGAAACGTTTTGCCCCTTGATGCCGTCGTAGTATGACTTCTTGAACGCACACCCCACTATTGGAATGTTGATGAGCATGCGGTCGTGTTGCTCTTCCCAGGCTTGATCTTCCTCCATCACCTGGTAAGACATGTGGCAACCGATCCGGGCCGCAGCTTCGCCGAGGGTCCCCGTTGGGTCCTCTCCCACCACGCGATACCTCACCACCTCGGGGCCCTGAATGATCGCGGGGTAGGCGCGGGAGTGGAACTGGAGCGTCGCAATCGTGATGAGGGGGAACTGGACGTTCGAGGCGTCGGGCCAGGGGAAGGTCTTCGCCTGGGTGACCTGCATCGCCAGGTCCATCGCCGCGCGGTTGAGATCCTCCCACCCGAGACGGGACCGGCGATCCTCTTCGTAGCCGTCCCACGCCCAGTTGCCGATCGAAGTGAGGTCGTCGGGGGAGAATGAGCCCGTGAGGTTGGGAGACTTAACCGTCTCCTTGTCCAACTTGATCTTCCGCGTGATGGTGGGAAGCATTTCAGTACCCAGTCACTTTGTTGCGGCCAGAGGCCCTGCGTGGGTCGTTGTGACGCATTTCGCGGTCCTCTTCGTCCTCGAAGTCCTCCTCTTCAATGTCCCCCATCTGATTCAGCCCTTTCATGAGAGTCGCCGCGGAGTCGAATTGGTCATCGAGACTTGCCTCGCTCATGCCAGTGAAGCGGAGTTGCTCGTGCTCGAAGCCCTCGTACCACTCCGCGTCCTTATCATACCGGCACTTGCCCATCCGGTGGGCCTTCTGGTAGTCACGGCCCCGCGTCGCCTTGTCCTTCACGGGGAGGAGAGGCTGGAAGTTGATCCACTCACCTCGCGGGCGACGGAGCATTTCCTTGTAGATGAAGGGGGAAACGGACTTCCAAATCACGCCGTCCTCGACGAAGAAGACGGAGGGTTTCCACTTCACCTGAATGTCGAAGAGAAGCTCGAGCCACTCCCGGGTGTCCCACCTTCCGACGAACTGGTCCACGAAGTGAGTTGTTTGGGCGGCGTCCACCCCAGCGATGGTGAAGGAGGTGCGGTTTGCCTTGTCCGCTTTCGACACGGCGAAGTCGGCTCCGGCCACAATCGTCTTGGGCTCGAGGTAGTCGTCCTGATCGTCCTTCCCCCGGGCGTGGCGCATGGGGAGGAAGTCATCCTTCCTCAGATACGCATCTTCGTTGTCGAAGGGGTCGTTGAGGTACTCTTGGGAGTAACCGCCCGGGTCCTGGTCGTCGATGTACTCTTGCCGCTTATCCCGCAGCCACGCCTCGTTGAAGCGCTCAGGCCAGAGGATGTCCGAGAAGTCGTCGAACCCGGCGTGGGCTTTGAAGAAGAGAGTCTTCCACCTCTTCCCACGCATGATGCGGTTGAGGGCTGAGTCCTCGTGGATGATCGTGCCGTGGAAACGGATCTTTCCCGTCGGCTTGAGGCAGGGGATGAGGGCGCGGTAGAACCACCGGCGGAACTTTGTCCGGCGATCCTTGTTCTCCACCTGCTCATCATCCTCAAGGTCGTCGCAGAGGATGAGGCCGGGGCGTTTCCCTCTCCACTTCATCCCGCGCATCTTCTGCCCGGAGCCCTTCGCCACGAAGCGACACTGGTGGCCGTCCTCGAAGTCCACCACGATGTCGGTCTTGGCGTCGGTGGAGAGGCCCTTGATCTTGAAGTCCCGGATCAAGTCCTCGTTCGAGCGGAATTCCGCGGCGATGTCGCCGAGGTGCTCGATCGCAAGGGTCTCTGTGCTCGATACGACGATGATGTAATCTTCGGCGCGGAAGCACGCGGCGGCGAGGCCGTAGTTGTGAGTGAGGGCAGTGGACTTGGCGTGCCCCCGGGGTGCGGCTACGGCGGCGAGACCCGTGTCGCTGCAATAAAGGGTCCAGCACTCTCTGTGGAATTGGGGCGTCGGGGCAACAGCGTCATAAATCGGGCTGAGATAGAGGCCGGCAAAGGCCTCCACCAACTCCGGCGTGAGCCGGTCAACCCGATTCAGGGCGCCGTTGCGCATCACTCCTCGATTCGGTCGGGTATTGCCCAGGAAACGAGGAAGGCGAAGAGGCCCTGGAAGGCCCCGGCAATCTCCGCCGTGATCTCGGCGTGGGCGTACTTGTTCAGGGCCCAGACCACGATGATGGCAAGGGCAGATGCGCCGGCCCCTGCACTCACTTTTCGCGTCGGCGTCATGTTTGCCACTCCCCAGTCATCATTTGCCGCGCGAGGATGGCGCAGCGACGTGGAGTTTGCTCATGCCATGTGGAATCGAGCATCTCCGCTTCGGCGGTTTCCCACCTCTCATCCTCCATCGCGCGGAGGGCGTTCTTGAAGCCCAGGAGACCGGCGAGCCCGAGCTGAAACCACATGTTGACCAGGACCGAGATCCGCGGCTCGTTGAGGCGGGAGGTCCAAGGCAGATGCTCGCCGATCTCGCGGAGGGCAATCTTCACCCGATTGTTGAGGATGAAATCGATTTCCTCGTCACGTAACCCTCCACCCTTCCTCTTATCCACAAGGAAGCCCACGCCGATGGTCCACCAGCCCAGGCTGTCCTGGTAAACATGAGGAACCCGGTCCTCGAACCCTTCAACCTGGGCGGCGATCCGACTCATGACGGCTCCGGCACGACGGCAAGGTACCCGCCGATCGTAATGCTGTTGAAGAGGGTGGTGGCAACGCGGACGGTGAGGTAGTAAATCACGCCGGCCACGCCCCCAACCGCCTTCGCATTCACGGTGGTGCCGGAGATTGAACTCGAGGCGGCGACGAGAGCGGGGTTTGGGTCTGCGCCGGAGTAAACCGTCGCGGTGTACGCGGTAACGGAGGAAATCGTCTCTCCCGCTCCGAGCTCTGAGGCGAAGTCGAAGGGGATGGTGATGGTCTCACTCACTCCCTTGGGCTGGATGATGACGCGGGAGGTCATGCGAGGAGCCCCCGAGCTTCAGCAATTACCACAGCCTCATCGTAATCGCGCTGCCAGGACTCCTCCAGAGCCTTCCAGGCGAGGGCATGAGCGAGATGGATGCGGTCCTCGATGTGGCGGAGGATCACATTCGCCCCGGCCCGTGAGGGCGTTCGCTGCATCATCACCGGGCCGCGGGAGCCGAGGAGATCCATCACTTCTTCTTTGCCGGCGCCTTGGCAAGGGCGGCAATCTTCGCCAGGGCCTTGCGGGGGGCAGGGTTACTCGTCGCCGTCTTGGGGCGAAACAACACGGGCGTCTTGCGCATCGATGGTCCTCACACGGTTGAGGGTTTGGGACTGGAGGGCGACGAGACGCTCCGCCAGCTCGTTGAGGTGATTCGGGTTGATTGGGGCGGGGGGCGGGGCAGCCGAGGGAATGCCGAAGCCGAGACTCTTCGCACCCAGTTCCGCGGCCCGGAGGGCGAGATTGTCCGGGATCTGGTTCACGTCGGGGCGGGAGAGCTTCTCTTGCAGCACGCGGAGGGACTGGTGGAGAACCGCTTGAAACCGCTCCTTGATCGTCGCACGCAGCTCCGGATCGATGAGGGTCTCTCGCCTCTCCGCGAGAAGAGCCTGAAAGGCATCGGAGTGCATGACCGTAGAGATCCATGCCGGCGTCTTCCCGAAGAAGGTGGCGAGCTGGTTCTGGTGAACCCAGGGATTCGCAACGATGCAATCCACCATCGCTTCGTGGGAGTAGCGGAGTTTCGCCGGCCCGACCTCCGCGCGGATTGCCGCCGTCGAGGGCCCGCGGGGGGCGTACCCCAGGGCCTCATCCCGCTGGGCCACGGGCGTCTGGGTCAGCTCGGTGAGAAGGGTGTCGGCGTCTGGCATGGCTGGCTCTGGTTGCGGGGCCGAGGCCCCGGGCTTCCCCGCGATTGTATGCGGGGAAGCGGCGGATGTCAAGGGGCGGCGCGGAACGGGCGATTCCCGCGTGGGATATCCACCGGTATCTTACGTGCAAATAGCGGCACTGGGCGAATTCTCACGTGGGAAATGGGCCACTGGGCGCAAAATGTAGGGGTGGGTTGCCTGTAACAAAAAGTAACTGGATTTACCCCCGGGGGTCTCTCGCCGCGATACCGGCGCCACGGGCTGCAGGGCGGGGTATCGGGTGGCGATACCGGAGGCGAATGCGAATCGTTCTCATGCACAGGTGCAGGATGCAATGCCCGTGCCAGGGGCGGGGTGTCCAATGAATCTTCACTATCGCGTCGGCCATCCCCATAGCTACAATTCATTGGCCAGGACGCGGGCGGGCGACGATAATTCAGTCACCGGGGCAATGGTGCCCCGGATGAAAGGAACCTCGCAATGAATGAAAAACGGAAGGTGAATACCACGATCACTCACCGGGTGATTGAAGGGAAGATGGAGTTCACGGTGCATGGCGGGGTGAACCTCGCCCCCATCGTGTTCGATCCGGGGAAGGCCAGCGCCACGAACCGCGCCCGTGCCATGCTGCACGGGTGGATCCAACGGGTGAGCGATGGCGGGGCCATCGAACGGGCGGATAAGGAGGGAAATCTCCGCTCGAAGGAAGAACTCGCCGCGATGCGCCACGCCCGGATGCTCGCCATCGTGAACCACTACGAGGCGGGGACGGATGACTGGACGATTCGACCCGTCGCCCAGGGCGTGGATGCCGGGATGACGATTCAGGGGATCATCCGGGCGGGGCTGGCGACGGATGTAGACGGCGCGAACGGGCTGGTGGAACGTCTCGCCACGAAGCGGGGCATCGACCGCACCGCGTCCCTCCGGCTCTGGGCGGCGAGCGACAAGGTGGCCCGGGCGATTGCCGAAATCCGGGCGGAACGGGCAAGCGGGAATGCCGAAGAACTCCTCGCCGAAATCGAGGAGGGCCCGGGCGAAGAGGAGTGAGGAGGCGGGATGGGGGGACCACCCCCACCCCCACCACCCCTCCTACGCGTCCACCATGGGTCCCCATCCATCCTCATGGTCCAGTTTCCTTTTCAGTCCAGTTTCCTTTTAGCCGTATTTCTTCTACTATATTTTTTTTGTAACAAGAAGTAACAGGAATACAGGCTCGGGAACCTGAGCCCTCGGGATGACGCGGGGGGCATGGTGGACGCGGGGGAGGGGTGGGACGCGGGGTGACGTGTCGGCGCACATCTTACTTGCAACCACGCCGCGGGTGTGGTATCATGCGGGGGTTGGAGGTAATGTGGTATGGCACGGAATCGGGCAGTGGAAATTTGGCCAGGCAAGCCGGGGAGTAGGAAGCTCAGCGATGACGACGTGAGACGGGTGAGGAGGCTGTGCCTGGGGGAGGGGTGGACGTACGGGCAGGTGCAGAAGGCGTACTACCCGAATGTAGCGAGAGAGACGATTGCAAGGGCGGTGAGGAGGGAGACGCACTTCAATGTGTTGGATGTGGTGAGTTCGCAGGAGATGGAGCCGGATGTTGAGGAGGCACTGGTGAGGATGAGGGCGGAAGGGCAGGCGATTCTCGATGCCGCGCATCGGGGGAATGCGATGCTGGACGAGCTTGCGGGGATGTCGCCGGAGGTGAGGGAAAGGGCCCGGGCGCTGGGTGGGTTGCCGCCGAAGTCGCCGCTCGACGAGCAAGGAGAAGGGGAATGATTGAGCTGGTGGATGTGATTTGGGCGCTGGGGATCATCCTCGCCGTTGGGGTCCTGGTGCCCGAGGGGTGGTTTGGGGAGGAGTGAAGCACTCAGCCGAGGAGGACGCGGGTCGTCCTCCTGGGGTGCGTGTTGCGCCAAGAAAGGACCTCGCAATCATGACTACAAAGAAGGGAACCTCGCGTCCCTACACCACGGACTATGGGCTGACGAAGGGGCACTGTGAGACGCCACGAGGCGCAATTCGCTCAGCCATCCGGCACCTCCTCGAATCGGGGCGCAAGCACTGCGTCATCGAGCAGAAGGCTGGCGGACCTCCCATCGACGTCTGGTACAATGGGTACTGGGGCGTGCATGTCGAACCGAGGAAGGATCGCACGAACGTCGTCCCTCTACGGAGGAAGGCATGAGAACAGGCGTGCTTCGCATGATTGTCTACTCGCCTGAGGGAGCCACCGTCACGATGCAGTCGCCGCGGACCCTTCGCGACAACACCCGAGTCGTTCCCGGGTTGACGCAGGCGCAATACGAAGATTGGCTCAAGGGGCGTGGCCTGGTTCAAAACATCATGCCCCACGTCAGTGCAGAGGATCGCGAGTTCCTCATGACGGGGTATACGCCGGAGGACTGGGCGGCGATCTTCCCTCCCGAGGAGGATGAAGGATGAACACCCTCGTCGTGACCTACCACGTAACGAACCTGGATGGAGAGTTCCTCTTCCTCGTAACGGGGCAGAAGAGGAAGCCAGTTCCCACCTGGGGGAGCTTCCGCGCCGGAGCGAGGTACACGAAGGAAGGCGCGCGGGAGATCCGCGACATACTCACCGCGGCGGGGCATCAGTGTGAGATCCTCCGCGCAACGACGCGGCTTGAATTGGTGGAGTAAAACGATGCAAGCCTTCATTCATGTCAGAAAAGATGGGTCGGTGGAGATGCGGGGAGGGGTGTGCTTCCACGCACATCCGACCACCTTCAATATCGATAGACAAGAAGACGGAGCTAAAGGCGTGCACGAGTTTGAGGGGCTGACGTTCATTTCTATTCTGCCGCGGTGGTGGCAGGTCGGGAAGTGGCTGTGGCTCCTGCGCTTGCTGAGGAGAAATACGCTCCCGCCAGGATTCGTCTTCAACCAGATCACGCCGGTTGAGGAATGACTCTCCCCGCCAGCGAGGGAAGCCGCCGCTGGCGGGGCAAGTTGCCCGAAAGAAAGGAAACCTCGTGGAGATGACAAGGCAGGAAATGTTTGAGACGGCCGTAAGGGGGCTGCACAAGCAGGGCAGGAAGTCGACAACGGATAGGCACGACTTCTGCCTCTACCGCGGCCTAGGAGGATCGAAATGCGCCGTGGGTTTTCTCATCCCGGACGGAATCTATACGCCGGCGATGGAAGGTAGGTCAGTCGAGAGACTAGGGATCTTCCCGAGGGAGGAATACACCTTCCTCGATGAGATGCAACTGCGTCTTCATGACAGGCTGCGTGAAAAAGAGTTCCGCAGCGACCTGCTTCCTGCCGCACGCCGGTTCGCGGTCGAGTGGGGCCTCAAACCCACCTTCCTCGACGAACTCGAAGGAGCTGCCTCGTGAAGAACCCGACCATCTCGGAACTCTCCACCCTCGCCACCACGCTGACCCGTTGCTTCGGCCGGGCGTGGATCGCCGGGGGGTGTCTCCGCGACATCATTCACAACAAGCCGGTGAAGGACATTGATGTGTTCCTGCCGGACTATCCCACCTACGCGCAGAGGGAGAAGCTCTATGAGGCGTTGACGGGCTACCCGCCGATTTCGGTTAAGGGGCCGGGGCGACTTCCCTACGATACGCCGGCGCTCCCGGGGCTTTGGAACAACTTCGAGCACGAGGTGGATTACGACGCGGAGCAAATCCTCAACGTCTACAGCGGCGGGCCGACGTGGCACGGGCTTTCCCTTCAACTCATTCAGGTGTTCGACGAGGACGTCACTCCTCTCTCTATCGTGCGCAAGTTCGACATCGACTTGTGCAAGATCTACCTGCACGGGGCCAGGGTAGTGGGGCTGCCGGAGTTCCATCGCGACTCGACGGAGAGACGGATCACGGTCCACCAAGACCTCGCCAGGACGGAGGATCACCTCGATCGACTCGTGGAGAAGTACCCGGCGCGGGAAGGGTGGAGAGTGAGGAAGGTGGGGGAGGGCGCGATACTCAAAATCACCGCCCTGAAGGGCGTCCTGAATAGAGGGAAGGCCTCGCTTGGGAACTTGGTGATCCCACGTGCGGAACCCACCGATACCCCACGTGCCAAATCGCCGCCTCCCTTCCGGACCTGCAGGGAGTGGCTTGCCATCATCCGCCTGAAACGCGGCCAAGATCGCCTCGACGAGTGGGTGGAGTACGCTGAAGGCAGCTACACTTGGGACTTCTGTTCTTCCGTCATCCCCGTGCCGGTGGGAGAGGCGCCGTGACCGCCGCAAGAATCTTCACCATCCTCCTTTCCATCGGCTTCATCGTCGCGGTCTGCCTCACCGCGGTGTACTACCTGGGGGAGTTGCAAGCCAGCTGGCGCAGGGTCCGGGCAGAGATGAGGTGGCAGGCGTGGAAGCGCAACCACCTCGTCACCATTCAGACGAAGCCTTGGTGGAGGTTCTGACCCGCCGCGCGACTCCAGCGACATGCCCCCTCCCGGGCATGTCAGTGTGGTCGAGAAGGAGAACAATGTGACGGTGATAAGGCAGGCAGTGGATGACGCAGCGTTCTGGAGGCAGTACATCTGCCTCGACTGCGGAGCCACGGAAGATGATGAGGATGAGGGGATTGAGGAAGCTCTCGAACTCACGCAGCTGTGTGAGTGCGGGGGGACGCTCCGCCGCTCCCTCACCGTCCTCGAAATCCTGGATAAGGTGGAACCAAATGAACCTTCCTCCAATTAAGCTGAGCAAGTACTTCGGCGCCGCCCTTGACGGGAAGACGGATGACACGAAGGCACTCCAACTGGCCCTCGCGGTGGGAGGGGACCTAGGGCAAGATGTCGTCATCCCGGCCGGGGTCACGGTGGCTTACAGCTCGGCTCTCGACATCACAGGGATCGAGCTGGTCGGCGGGATCGGAGCGACTCTCCACGCCCTCGCCGCGGACAACATTGCGCTCATCCTCAATGGGACGGAGCCTGCCGTCCGCAATCTGCGCCTGACGGGGATCAAGCCTCCGGGGCGACTGAGGAGTGGAGTGAGCGCCCGTGTCTTCGTGCGCGGGGCGAGCGATTTCACCGTCAGCGGAATGAGGATTGAGTCAGGGGCCAGCTCTGGCATCTTGATGGAAGAAGCAAGCAGTGGCACTGTCTCCGAGAATTCGATCGGCGGCCAGCTTGCCGACTTCATCCACATCTCGAATCGAAGCCACGATATTCTCGTCGAGGAGAACACCTGCGACGGGGCCACCAATGACCCCGGGACAGGAGATGATGGCATCGCGGTGGTGAGCTATCGTCGCCAGGGCGCCGTCTGTTACAGCATCGTGGCGAGGCGGAATACGATTCGCAACCTCAAGGGCGGCCGGGCGATGTCCATCGTGGGTGGGAGCCACGTCACCTACGAGAACAACATGCTGACGAACAACCCGCACGCAGCTGGGCTGTACATCTGCCGCGAGAAGGGCTACGACACGTTCGGAGTGACAAGTGTGACGGCGTTCCGAAATACCCTCGTCGACTGCGGGAACTCCGCAGAGCGCGATCACCCCGCCATCATGCTTTTCACGGATGATGTGGAGCCGAACCGTGATGTAAGCATCGTGGGGAATCTCGTCCTCTTCACGGAGAAGCTCGCGTCGCGGGACGGAGTGTTTCTCTACGGCCAGCGACAGACCGAGGTCCGCGTCGAGGGAAACCTCGTGGTCGGAGCGAGGAAAGACTATCGCATTGGGACCCCAGGGGTGTCTGTTGTGGCGTATTCCTCTGGGGCTGTGGGGGTGATATGAGCAAGCAGATATACGTTCCCGCCGGTAGTGTGCACGCTTGGGTGGTGATCAGTCTGTGGGTTGTGGCCCTGCTCTGCGTGCTGGTGGGCGGTCCAATAGCGTGGTTCGTGTACGGCTCACAGGCGTTCGCTGGCTGGGCTTTCCTTGGATTGATGATCTCTGCGGCAGCAGGCCCAGTCACGATCGTCGATCCGGATGACGAGCGGCTCGGATAACCAAACAAGGATCCCCCATGACCACGCAGGAAGTGCCCGAGCTGCCGCCTTTGCCGGGCGGGTTCTTTCACGCAATCGGCATGCTCACAAAAGAGCAGTGCGATGCGCTCACCCACGTCCAAATGGTCGAAGTGCTGCGTAGGCGTGGCGATCACCTGAGCAATGCCGCGGCAGATTCAATCGCGTATCTCTCGGCGCAGGACGGGTTGATTGAGCGGGCCCAAGGCGAGGCTGAGAAGCTGTCGGCTGAGTTGGCAGAGGTCAAGCGCCCCCTCGATGAGCAGATGGCGCGCCTAAACGCGCGCGTGGTCGAACTGAACCAAGCCCTCACACAAGCAGTAGCAGATGCGCAGCGGTGGTTTCCGATGCAGCACGGCCCATCAATCCCGTGGAAGCTGGCCGAGGCCATCTATGCCGGCTATTCCGCCCAGTACGGCACGCAGCAGTCGCTGGAGCGGCTAGCCGATCGGGGCGGGTTCTCATGGGGAGAGGTTGAAGTCCTCTACAAAGACCGGCACAACGACTACCAGATGCGTCGTGCGATGGACGCTGCTATCGAAGCAATGCGACAAGGAGCACAGCATAAGTGAGGGCATTCAAAGCGATTCTGCTTGCGGGCGCTTTAGCCGGGTGCAGCGATGCAGACGTAGCGTCAAGCAACCTATCCAAGGCAGCAGACCAGTTCGAGATCACACGCCGCATCGTGTTCTACAACGGCATCACGGGCGATTACATGCTGACCATCACTGGTCTCTGCTCGCTCGGGAACAACGACCAAGCCCGCAAGTTGTCGGTCACATGCAAGACCGGACCGAACGCCTTCAAGAAGCATTTCCTCGGCTTGTCGGACAACGTGACTTTCTTTGTCGAGCAGATCGAGCCAAGCGCCGCGAGTCCATACCAGTACCGCGTGGTGTTCAAGCCGTTGGCGATCATCCCCGATGTCGAGATTCGGAAATAACCATGGATAACCGCGATCCCGTCCGAGCCGAGGTTGGGCCAGAAGGAGACAACCAACCGTCATGCACACCTGAAGGGTTGGTGAGGCGACTTGGATCGCTGCATGCACTGCTGCGTGACCAATCGGATTGGGCGCCGTTTGTCAAACTGCAAGCGGTCAGAACAGTTGCGGACGCAATCGATGTGCTCAAAATGGCCGCTGCTCGGGCTGCTATCTCTACACCAGCCCCTTCTTTGGGAAATGAGACCGAGCGCGCTGGCGAAGGCGTGCAGCGGCCACTTCCACCACCAGACGGCTCTGGACACAGCAGTCGATGGACATACGGCAATCCAGGATCGAAGCACTTGCCGCCAACTGCTGAAGCTCTCTACACCAGCGCTTCGCTTCTACGGTACGTCGGGCACCTCCAGGCGAAGATCGACGCCTTGATGCTTGAATACTGCCCGTCAGAAATGACGCAAAGCCAGATTGCAGAGTGGCAAGCGCACCAGCGCCCGTGTAGCGCTGAGACGCAGCAAGCCGTAGCCGAAGCGCTCCGCTCAGATGAACAAGAAACAAGGGCCGGTCCTCCAAAGGAGCCGCCGCCAATTAAGGAGACGCGATGAGCCGCCACTTCAACAAACTCACCCCGGCCGAAGCCGAACTGCTGGCACTACTTGCTGAGGAATGCGGCGAGGTCGTGCAGGTCATTGGCAAGATCCTACGGCACGGCCTGGAGAGTACGCACCCGAACGCGGCGCCAATCGAGACGAACCGCTACCTCTTGCAAAAGGAGTGCGGCGACCTGTGGGCTGCGATGGATCTGTTGGCGGCAAACGGCGTGATCGACAGCAAGGCGGTGGCACAACACAGCACGTACAAGCTGCGCCGCGTGTTCCAGTACCTGCACCACAACAAGCAGCTTCAGTCTGCCGAGGAGACGCGATGAGCGCAGAACAAAGAGAAGCACACACGCACGCAACCGCGACGATCACGCTGCCTCGCCCGGCCGAAGGGTGGCGATACATGCTGACGCGAGATGCACCCCTCCCAGGGGTGCAGGCCGATCCCACAGAGGGCAATTGGATCGCGGCTGATGACTACTACCGGAACGTCAAGGAACTGGACGAAGCCCTAAACGGCCCAGGCGGCGCCACACGTCCGCTGTTGATCGATGTCCTGTCTCAGGTGCAGGCGATCGTGAGGAAAACGGGCAAGCCGCTTCTCGCGCATACAGCAGAGCCTCCCATCAATGCAGCAGCGCAGGAAGGGGACGAAAGTCCAGAACGCTGTTTCCGTTCTCCTGCCAGCCTTCCTGCTGCTGCTGCACCCAATGAGCTTGTAGCGCCTCTGCCGTCTGCCGACATTGCCATGCTTCGCTCAATGTTCCCTGTGACCGCGGCTGGCAAGCTGAAGTTGCATCTAGACCGTGAGGCAATCGATAACATGCACGCCCTCATTGATCGCCTTGAGCTGGCAGTGCGCGCATCGCCTGTGCCCAAGTTGGATGTGCAGCCGTGCGCTCTGTGCCATACGAACGAGACCGGCTACGTCTGCACTGGCGCTTGCAATGAATGGTCGGAGCCATCGCCGCAGAAGGCCGGCGGTACTGTGCACTGCCCTATCTGCGGGAAGGTCTGGAAATGACGCTCAAGCCAGACTCGCGCGCCGTGTTGCCTTCGCCGCAGTCGCTGAAGCCGTGCGCCCACTGCGGATCACCGGCCTACATGCTCAAGGGCGATGTTGACTTCAATGTCAAGTGCACGAACGGCGACTGTCAGATGGCCTCACCGCGCACGATCATGAGTCGGATGGCTGCTGAAATCTGGAACGCGCGCGCACCTCAGGCTGTGGATGCGCCCGAAGAAATTCACTCGTGCAGCTACTTCTGCGAACGGCCGGCTTGCATCAAAGCGCAGAGGGACGAACTGCGGGATAGGGCTGTGGATGCACCTGTGGCCTTGCGTGAAATCACGGACGAAGAGCGCCAGTTCCTGTCCTACAACCCGAACACGGATGACCTAGTTGTATGGATTCAGGACTACGCAAGCGAGGCGGTACGGTCTGCGCTATCCCAAGAGCGGCCCAATGAAGGGGGAGCAGATGTCTGAATGCGCCAAATGCGAGGAACTGAAGGCGAAGGCAACTGAGGTCATTAGGCAGTGTCACCTTGCCGGCTTGAATGGCCACACCAACGCCTGCAACAAGGACCCGCGAGGGTGCTGGAATGTTCGGTGCCAACTCGGGAAGCAATGCATTCAGGAAGATTTGACCGAGCGCGCCGGCGAAGCGGTTCAGCGGCCTGTGCCTGCGCCTTTTTCGTTCGATGTTTGGACTGATGCGGTCTGGGCGGCGATGCGCGATCTAGCCCAAGAAGACACGGCTGTGAAGATGCTGAACGCTCACACCGTGCGCGAATTCTGCAAGGCGTCATGGGTTGCGCTGTCGAAGGCCGGCGGTCTGCCATCCGATCCGAGGGCTTCGGATCATTTGACCGAGCAACAGCGGCAGGCAATCACGGACGCAAACGCTGGCCGCATGGACATCGATGATGATTAGCCCTCTGTGCAAGTGCCAACCACCGAGTTGGGACGATCCGCACGACTACCTGTGCAGTTGGTGCCAAGAGCAGGCCGACCGCGAGCACACCGGTGCCGACCAGATCGAGGCGCAGCAGGACATCGAAGCCGATAGCGCTCGGTCAGATAACAAAGGTCAAAAATCTGTTCTACCCGAAGCGCCGAAGGCCCCTGAGTGGATTCCAGTGTCAGAGCGGTTGCCTGAGCCAGGCCAGCATGTCTTGGCGTTCTGGCCTGGGATCGAGGGCGATGACGATGTGTTGATGGTTGACTGGCGCAGCAAGGTCACAAGCGAGTGGGTCGAGACAGAGCCAACGCATTGGATGCATTTACCCGCTGCACCAATTACAGAGGAAGCGCCAAAGGAGACAGAGTGAACCTCGCAGAACGAATTCGCAAGGCAGCGTTAGGGCCAACGCCGAGAGATTCGCAATGGCTGCATGGGTGGGTTGGCATTCACACTGCAGAGCACAAGGCGCTGATTGAACACATCGGATTCAAAACCCCGGGGGTAACGGCATTCACTAATCGCGGCATCAACGAAAACGTGCGCCGAATGTTCCTGCTGTTCGTCGCTGAAGCAATCGGGGAATCAGGCGAAGCGCCGAAGGAGAGAGAGTGACCGGCTGTCCAATTTACTGCGCTTACTGTCAGCGCCCAATCGGTGGGTCGGCTGTGTGGTGCGGCTCGTTTCCGTACCACGAGGAATGCACGCGCGGGCCTGCTTATCAGCCGCGCTACTACACCCCGGTCGGAGCGGGCGACGGCAACACGTTCATCCCGCGACAACTTACCGAAGCCGAAGTGCGCCGCATCGTTCGCGAAGAACTTGCACGCATGGAATCAGGCGAGAGCGCACCTACTGCCCAACCAACGGAGAAATCATGAGCGTCCGAATCAAGGCAGAGCAAGTCGTCAGGATCATCGAGCAAGGCTTGTCAGGTGGCTGGCAGTACGAAGCCAGCTACCGACACACGCTGCAGTCGATGATCCACGATCTTGCTGGTGCAAACCTGCCACCCGAGTGCAGCCTATCAGCGGCCACGAACTACCTGCTCATGTTGTGGCTTGCTCGCGGCAGCTACGCCGAGTGATGGGCGAGAGCGCACCTACTGGTAGCCAGACCAATGGTTGAACGCATTGACCCGGATCGCATTGAAGTGCTCGGCGGCGAGCCCGGCGACAAGGAGCGCTTTCTGCGCAGCGACTACCTGATCCGCAGCGGCATGTGCCCCAACGGCCACGGGTTGATGACTCTTGGCGGCTGGGGGCAGGAGTGCCCGACGTGCGGCTTTACGTGCAACACGCTACCTGAGTTGGACGCGCAATGAACCACATCACCGTTGTCGCACACGGGGCGCCCGGCTCATTCGTCAGGCGCGTGCAGGAGAACCCAAGCATTGCCGTTGATCTGCTGGACGCATTGATGCACGTCCACGCATACGACAGCGCAAGTCTGGGCGCTATCGGCGAAGCGCTTGTGCGCCGTGCCATCCAGCAGGCAACCGAAGGCAAACCGTACTACGGGCCCGAATCGGGCGCACCTACTGGGGACAAGGGCTGACGCGTCAAACCCACCCGGGCGGGATCACATCTTACTTGACGCACACCCCCACCCATGCCACAATTCGATTCGCGGCTCCATCGCGGGCATGCCGCAACCCAAATGCCCGCATCAACTGACTGAAGGAAAAGCAACATGGCAAGCGAAGATAACACCGCAACGGCCCCTGCGAAGGCCAAGACGGAGTACGAGAAGGTCGTGATGGCGGATGGCCGGGAGGTCGAGTTCCCGGGCAAACGCCAGATCTTGAAAACCGTGACGATCGATGAGGCCGCTGCGACGGTCGCCGTCCGCTTCGACTTCCGCAACGGCAAGGTGCTGAGCCTCGGCTCCACCGAACTGGGCGCAGTCACGCAGCTGCAATCGCTGGGGCACGGCCTGGCGCAGAAGTGCGGCGACGAGGCCGCGGGAGAGAAGAAGATCGACGACATCGTCGCCGCGGTCGAAGACATGATGGGTCGCCTCCGCAAGGGCGAGTGGAACGTGCCTCGCCAGCCGGGCGACTCGTTCTCCGGCACCAGCGTGGTCATCCGCGCCGTGGCCGAGGTGACGGGCAAGTCGGCCGAGGACGTGAAGGCGTTCCTGCAGGGCAAGCTGGACAAGGCGAAGGCCGAGGGCAAGGCGCTCTCGCGTCAGGAACTCTACGCCTCGTTCCGCAAGCCGGGTACGCGGACGGCCGAGGTCATTCGCCGGATCGAGGAAGAGGACGCGGCCGGCAAGACCACCAAGGTCTCGGCAGACGATCTCCTGGGCGAACTCACGGCGTAGGCTCGGAGTCTGCGGAAAGGGGAGGGCCCGAGGCGCCCCTTTTCGGAGGCTCTCGCAGCTCAGTGCTAGCAACCACAGGCTGATGCCGCCGGTTGCAGGCGACTGCGGAGTCCTCAAGTCAGCCGGGCTTTGGTTCGCGAGGCCTTTCTCCCGGCTGGCGGTCGCCGCCCCGAGGGTCGCTCCCTCGGTGGCCGGTGGCTTGGGCGGGGGTGGTTACAAAGAAAGGTAAGGATTGCCGCAAATTCGGAGACCTCTTAGTTGACACCGCGGTAATTCACGTGTAATATCGGCGGATATTAGACGTGCATTTCCCCCAAGAAAGGGCCTCGCCATGCCACTCTCCCCCCTCCGTAAGGAGGAACTCCGCCTTCAGAATGAAGAGGCGCGAGAGGCGATAGAGAAGGTGCTCCAACTCCTCCGCGCGTCGGGGGTTGCGGAGATAAGCCTCGCCATCACCCTCGCGGGAGTTGCGGCGGCCTACACGAAGGCTCTCCCTCCTTCCCAACGCATCCCCGTCGCGAGGGCAACGCTCCTTTCCTTCTACAACGCCGCGCGAGGAGACATCTGATGCCTCGCCGCCCCGCTATCACCCCGAGCGAGAAGCTCACCCTCATGCTCCCCCAGGACGTGCGGGTCCGGCTCGATCTCTTCCTCCACTCCGATCTCCAAGGCCGCGTCCCGGTCGGAGCGTACCAGCGCTTCTTCACCGCACGCATCCTCGAGTTCTTCGGCGACAAACCCCTCGACCTCGCGCCCTTCCTCGGCTCGCCTCCCGGCGAGTTCGTCGTCCGCGCTCCGATCGACACGATCGCGAGGCTGCAGGACTATCTCCTCCGCTCCCGCGTCGAGGCCGGCGAATGAAGTGCAAGTGCGGGGGCACGACCCGCAACCTCGCGACGCGGGCCACGGCTTACTACATCTCACGTCGACGTGAGTGCAAGCGCTGCCGCATCCGTTTCTCCACCCGTGAGGTGCGAACGGAGGAACTCCTCCTCCTCCGCGCGGCGATGGAGCAGGTCCGCAAACTTACCACCATGAAAGGACTTGGCAGATGATTTGCTTCGGGCTTTCCCTTCTCTCCTTTGCCCTCTCCCTCCTCTCCCTCTACTCCGCAATTCGCGCGTGGAGGATGGCGACGGTGGCGAAGCGCCTCTCGCTCGAGGCCCTCGAAACCCTGAAATATTGGAGACCCACCCATGCAGATGAGTAGTGAAATTCAGGCGAAGGTTGCCATGTGGCGACGGAAGTCGATCGAGGGAACCCTCTCCCCCGAAGAGATGCGCGAGGCGGTCGATCTCCTTCGGGCGGGGAGGACCTCCGCCGCGATGACGGCCGCCGCCGCGAAGAAGAGAACGAAGGCCGCCAAGGCGATTGTCTCGGCGGATGACTTGCTTGACGAACTGGGAGGCCTCTAACATGATGCAATCGATTTGCGGGAACTGCAAGTGGTACAACCACACCGAGGAGATGCCGGATGGCTTCGGCCACTGCCACCTCAACCCCCCGCAACTTTCCCACGTCCTCGTCCCCGTGCAGCAGCAGAACATCGCGATGGCACAGCAGAGCCGCGGCCTCACCCTCCAGGACTTCACCGGCTGGCCTGTCGTGAAGTTCCGTGACTTCTGCGGCCAGTATGGACCCAAAATCACCCTGGTGCAATAGCCATGAACCAAGACATCGTACCTTTCCCCGAGGTGGTTGACTCCACCATGATTGCGGAATTCCGCGCTTGCCCGTGGAAGTTCTTCACCACCTACCTCCAACACTGGAAGACGCGGAACCTCTCCGTCCATCTCCACGCAGGGGCGGCATTCGCCCGAGGCCTGGAGGTGGGGAGGAAGGCGTTCTGGGACCAGGGGTTCCCGGAGCAAGAGGCCATCGCCCTCGGGATGGGGGCACTCCTCACCGCCTACGGTGACTTCGAATGCCCGGAGGACTCTCCCAAGAGCGCCGACCGGATGGCCGCGGCCTACGAATACTCCATGTCGATGTACCCCATGTCGCAGGAGAGGATGCCCCCGATCCGCCTCGGCGACAAGCATGCCATCGAGTTCTCGTTCGTCGAGCCCCTCGACTTCCTCCACCCCACGACCGGCCAGCCCGTCCTCTACTCCGGCCGCTACGACCAGATTGTGGAGTACGCGGGCCAGCCCTTCGGGTTCGATGACAAGACAACCGGGTCGATGGGCGCAGCGTGGCCGAAGCAGTGGGACCTCCGCTCCCAATTCACCGCCTATTGTTGGGGAGCCAGACGCGCCAAGATCCCCGTCGCCGGCTTCATCGTTCGGGGGACGGGCATCCTCAAGACCAAGTTCGACACGCAGCAAGCCATCACCTATCGCGCTGAGTGGCAAATCGAACAGTGGATGGAAACCCTCCTCCAAGATCTCCGCGACATGCAGACGTATTGGGAAAGAGGGTTCTGGAAACGAAACCTCTCCGAGTCCTGCAACGCGTATGGCGGGTGCGGGTATAAGAAGGTTTGCCAGAGCCAAGACCCAGGGCCGTGGCTCGCCGTGGACTTCGCGCGGAGGGTTTGGAACCCGATCCTCAGGGAGGAGAGGGAATGGGTGGAGGTGTGAGCCGGGCATTCGAGGATGCGTTCAATCTGCTGTGTGATCGGCAGGTAGGCAACGGAATGAGTCGCAAGGTGTTCACAAGTGTCTTGCTGCCGGAGTGCGTAATTAAAGTCGAAGACGACGCACACCGATTCCAGAATGTTGTGGAATGGGAAACTTGGAATCGCATCAAGTACACGCCGGCGAGCCGCTGGTTTGCTGAATGCAAGTGGATCAGCCCCAACGGCATCGTGCTGATCATGGAACGCACTTTGCCGCCGCGTGCCGAGGACTTTCCGAAACGAATGCCAGTGTTCCTGAGTGACTTCAAGCGCACGAACTATGGTATGGCGAAGTCCAAGGGGAAGAAACAGTGGCTCGTGTGCCACGATTACGGCACCCACCTCCTGTGGCAAGAAGGCTGCCACACCAAGCGAACCAAAAACGCAGACTGGTGGGATGAGTGATGGCTCGCTGGCCCGTCACCTACTTCCTCTTCGACCGCGTCTTCGACACCGGGGAGATTGAATCCGACTCTCCCCCGGATTCCCTCGCCTATTTCTGCGCCTCGTGCGGGCGGGTCTGGGGCCGGGCCTACATCGAAGGCACGACGTGGCACCAACGCACGACGCCCTGCGAGCGGCACTGGAAAACCGGGGTAGCTGACTGGGCGACGGTGCCCGGCTCCTTCCTCCCCTTCTCCATCGGGTGGTGGAGTGTGGAAGTCTCGACCATGTTCTGGGCAGCCACACTCGACTACCTTCCTCCCAAAGTTCTTAGCCGCGAGCTTCGGCTCGCATTACTTGAGGTAGAACGAAGTGAGCACACTGAAATTAGCGGGACCTAAGGTCCTTCTCCTCGGCGCCGCCGGGACGGGGAAGTCCTATTCCATCGGAACCCTCGTCGACTGGGCGGAGAAGAATGGATTCCACTGCCACGTCATCTACACGGAGAACTCGCTGGAGACTCTCCTCGGTTACTGGCTCGACCGGGGGAAAGAGGTGCCGAAGTCCCTCGCTTGGCACGTAAACATCGTCCCTGCCCTCCCTCTCGACTCCCTCATCAAGGGGGCGAAGGACTCCGGCATGATGTCGTACAAGCAGCTCACCGAGATGACGGACCCCGACCGGATGAAGAACAATCCGTGGGAGAAGTTCCTCCGCCTCCTCACCGACGTGCCAGATGACAGGACGGGGGCGAAGTTCGGGAGTATCGACACGTGGGACAACCGCAAGATCCTCGTCATCGACTCCCTTACCGAGGCGGCGAATGCGGCGTTCAGGATGCAGACGGGGAACAAACCTACCGCCTCGCCGCCTGAGTACCAGGTTGCCCAGAACAACTTCTACAACTGGCTCCGCTACATGGCGCAGAGTCTCAGGTGTACCTTCGTCATGACGGGCCACCCGCAGCGGCAGATGAACGAACTCACCGGTGCGCAGAACGTCACGACCTCGGCGATCGGGAAGGCGTTGGGGGAGGATATCCCCCGCCAGTTCTCCGAGGTGGTGTGGTGCCGCCGGGAGGGTGTCTCGTGGGTTTGGGACAACATGACTTCGGGCATCGACACGAAGAAGAGGTATCTCCCTCTCTCCGCGAAGATTCTCCCCGACTTCGCTCAGATCATGGACCCGTGGATGAAGAGGGCGGTGGTATGAGCAAGATCAAACTCGGCGACGCGATGGCGTACCTCGGGCCGGGGAACTATGTGAAGGTCGGCGCCCTCTTCGCCGAGTCGGATAACCCCGACCGAATGACACTGAAGCTCGACGCCGTCCCTCTCCCCAACGTGAAGTGGGACGGGTGGATCAACATTTGGACGGAAAAGCCGAAGCCGGCGGCTCGTGTGGAATCGGCTCCAAAAGTACCGATTGACCCTTCTGACACCCCTCTCGACGACGACACCCCCTTTTGACTGAACCTAGGCCGCAGGCAGAGGCCCAGGTCCTCATCGACCAACCTGCCAATTCAAGGAAGACACTATGCAATTCGATCCCATGCAGTACATGGACATGGAAACCACGGAGGAGGCGAAGAAGCGCCCGCCGCTCCCTGTCCGCGACTATCCCGCCATCATCAGTGACCTCGTCGTCAAGCCCTGGGCGAATGACGAGGGGAAGAGCGGCATGCAGGCGCTCGTGACCCTGGACGTCGAGGTCCCCCTCGAAGTGCAGGAAGCCATCGGCTACAAGCCGAAGGACAACACGATGCGCTTCACCGATCGTCCCTTCATCGACATCAATGAGGGCGGCGCGATCGACTGGTCGCCGGGCGCCAACCGCCGCCTCCGCCAGTACCGCGTCGCCGCGGACATGAACAAGGCAGGCGAGTCCTTTTCCCTCCGCCGCCTCGTCGGCCGTCCCGTCCTCGTCAAGATCACCCACGAGATGTATCAGGGCGAGACGCAAGAGCGGATCGGCGGCGTGGCACCGCGGGGCTGAGACAACGAAACCTGGGGCACCTTCGCGGTGCCTCTCTTTCTGGAGAACCGAATGACAACCTACATCATCGTGACGGAGGACGGCGACGTCTTCAAATCCTCGGACGAGGACCAACTGAATAAGTGGTTGGAAAGTAATTCCCTCGTCATCAACCCGGCGACGCTGCAGTGTGTCGAGGGCGACGCGGCAGATATGGACGGGCCCTGGGAAGACATCGACGACGCGCCGAGCATCGAGGATCCGGCCGACGAGGAAGAGGGGAACTGAGATGCGGCCTCCCTATGCAGAATTCGTCCAACAGCGTTTCACCAAGCGGGCGGAAGGTGGGGAGGCCCTTCTCCACTCCGCGATCGGGATGGCAGGAGAACTCGTCGAACTCCTCGATGCGAAGTCACGAGAGAACGTGATTGAGGAACTCGGGGACTTCGAGTTCTATTACGAAGCGGCGCGGGCGATCCTCGGGGTTGACCCTGCCATTCAGCACCATGGCGGGGTCACCACCAATCTGGTCTCTACCCTCAACCAGGCCCTGGTCGCCGCCAACGACTTCCTGGACCAGGCAAAGAAGGTTTGGGTTTACGGGAAGGAGGTTGATGCGCAGATTTTCCGATTCTGCCTCATTCAAACCCGCCTCGCCGTGAATGAGGTTGAGTGTCTCCTCGCCGTCACCTCCACCCAGGCGCAAGACGCCAACATGGAAAAGCTGTTCAAGCGCTACCCCACCGGGTATACAGACGCCCTCGCCCTGGCGCGGAAGGACAAGGAATGAGAATTCAGAACTTCGCCGACATCAAGGCGATCAAAATTCCTCCAAATCGCCAGCGAACCGAGTTCGATGAGGGAGAGCTGAGAGAGCTGAGCGAGTCGATTCAAGCCCGCGGCCTCCTCCACGCAATCGTGCTACGGGAGGACGCCGGCAACCTCTTCCTCGTGTCGGGAGAGAGACGGCTCCGCGCAATCGAGGATCTCTGGGCGTTGGGGGGCCAGTTCAAGTACGATGGCTTCTACGTACCCGAAGGCACCGTCCCCTTCAACAACCTCCGCGAACTCTCGCCTCTCGAAGCGATGGAGGCGGAGTTCGAGGAGAACGTTCGCCGGACGGACCTCTCGTGGCAGGACCGCGCGAAGGCGACGAAGGCCCTCGAGACCTTGCGGGGGGAGCAAGCGAAGGCAAAAGGTCTTCCTCCTCCCTCCCTCGCCTCAATCGCGAAGGAGGTTCGCGGCGCGACCTCCGGCAGTCCCATCGGCGACACGAAGATGGAACTCATCCTCGCCGGCCACCTCAACGACCCGGACATCGCGAAGGCGCCGACGCTCCGCGAAGCGTTTAAGGTGGCGCAGCGGAAGGAGGTCGCCCGTCAGAACGCCGAACTCGGGGAACTCGTTGGCCGGGCCTTCACCTCCGCGGTCCACAAGATCTACAACGAGGATGTAACCGAGTGGGTGAAGGAGCAAGCGGATGAGCAGTTTGACGTGATTCTCACCGACCCCCCTTACGGGATGGGGGCGGATGAGTTTGGGGATTCCGGAGGGATGGCGGCGGGCGGGCATGGCTACGGCGACGATCCGGTCACTTTCTATGAACTCTTCTACACGGCAGCAGCTGACGGCCACGGCATGCTCGAACACTTCTTCCGCCTCGCCAAGCCGGAGGCCCACCTCTACCTCTTCTGCGACGTCGACAAGTTCGGGTTTCTGAAGGGCCAAGCGGAGGAGGCGGGGTGGAAGGTCTTCCGCACGCCGCTGATCTGGCACAAGCCCACCGCCGCTCGGGCGCCGTGGCCCGAGCAAGGACCGCAGAGGAAATACGAGACGATCCTCTACGCCGTGAAGGGTGGCATGAAGGTGAACAAGATGGCAGGGGATGTCCTTACCTACATGCCGGACGAGAACCTGGGAAATGCGGCGCAGAAACCCGTTTCCCTCTTCACCGACCTCCTCTCCCGCTCCGTCCGTCCAGGGGGACGGGTGTTGGATGCGTTCTGCGGCTCGGGGCCGATCTTCCCGGCTGCGCACCTCCTCAAGGTGGCTGCGGTGGGGGTGGAAAAGGATGTGGCGAGCTATGGGATTGCACTGAAGAGGTTGGAGGGGTTAAAATGAACGACCCTCTTCACCGCCGGGTGTGGGTTTCCGCGCAACTTCTCTCCGACTACAGGGCCGCGGGCGGGGAGACCTTCTTCCGCCGAGACAACCTCGTTGAGGAATTCGCCCGGCGCTTTCCACCAGAAGGGCCGCTAACCGGCGGACCGATAACGTACCTGCAGATCCGCTGCCTCTACGCCCCCACGCGTCACCAAGTCGAGAGCGTCCTCGTGTTCCTCACGAAGCAAGCCAGGACGTGGCGTGCCCAACAGCCATCTTGAATCCTCGATCGAGCTGAGCCGCGAGGCGATGCAGATCTTCATCTCAGGGCCAATCACCATCGCCCTGAGAGAAGGAGACGAAGCCCTCCTTCGCACTCATCTAACTCTCTGCCTCCGGCTCGTGGAGGTGGCGATTAAGCTAAGGAATGAACGTGAGCAACGAAAGCGCGCAAGTCGAGTGGCCCCGGATGGCTCTCCTCCGCGAGGCCCTGGCGATCACCTCGAAGGACAGGCACACAGCGTACGGCCAGCCGGAGGACAACTTCCAGAACATCGCCGACAACTGGAATGTCTACTTGCGACAGAGATTTGGGGGGTCAGCGCCCTCGCTCAACTCGATGGACGTGGCATATCTGATGATTCTGATGAAGATGGCCCGGCTGGCGACGAACCAGACACATCGGGATAGCCTCGTGGATGTCGCAGGGTATGCGGCCTGCGGGGCGGACTGTCAGGAGAAAGCCGGGAGGCAAGCAGCAGTTGGCCAGGAATCGAGACTGACTCCTGGGTCCTGGGTCACAGTGTCGGCGGGATCAGAACTCGGTCAGGCACTCGGGACGCTTCGGTGATCGATGTCACTCGCTCCGGGGAAGGCCCCTCCCCTGCCCAGATCATGCTCGTTGGAGAGTATTGGGGTGAAGACGAGCGCCGTCATCAAGCCCCCTTCATGGGCGCCTCGGGAATGGAACTCAACCGCATGCTCCACGACGCCGGCGTCATGCGGAGCGAGTGCTACGCCACCAACCTCTTCAACGCGGTGCCGCCCTGGGGGTTTAAAGGAGTAGCGACGACGAAGAAGGAACTCACCGCCGCCCATCAAGCCTTCGGCCCGAAGATGGTCCTGCCGGAGTTCACCGCGGCCCTCATCCGGCTCAACCGCGAGATTTCCCTCGTCCAGCCCAACGTCATCATCACCTTGGGCACCGAGCCCACCCTCGCCCTGACTCAGAAGTGGGGCATCGCCCGGTGGCGGGGGAGTCAACTTACCTCCTCCCTCGGCGTCAAAGTCATCCCCACCTATAACCCGGCGGCGGTCCTTCGCGAATTCTCTCTCCGCCCTACCGTGGTCCACGATCTCCGCCGTGCGGCTCGCGAACGCGCGACGAAGGAGTACACGAATGTCCCACAATGGCGCTTCAACATCCGTCCTTCCGCCGAAGGGTCACTCAAGGTCCTGGGAGACCTTCTGGCTCAAGTCGATTCAGGCGCACTATCCTGGATCGATTTTGATCTGGAAACCGCATACGGTCACATTACTTGTGCCGGCCTTTCCTGGAGCCGCACCGAGGCCATCTCAATTCCCTTCACCACCGGCTTCCTCGGGTACTTCAATGCGGAAGAGGAAGCGGCGGTGGTGTATGCGCTGTATCGTCTCCTGACCCACCCCCGAGTGAAGGTGAGGGGACAAAACCTCCTCTACGACGCGCAATATACCTGGCGGCATTGGCACTTCGTCCCCAGGGTGGCGCAGGACACGATGATTACTTTCCACACGTGTTACGCGGGGATGAGGAAGAGTCTCGATTTCCAGGCCAGCCTGCTCTGCGACCACTACGTTCAGTGGAAACCGGATCGCGAGAATTGGAAGGAGGGAGGATGAGCCGCCACGAAACAGAAGACGATCTCTGGGCATACAACGCTCAGGATTGCGTCCGCACGCGGGAGGTCGGGGAGGTCTCCGCCGCCGCCGTCACCTCTCTGGGGCTCGAGGGTCCCGAGGCGTTCCAACAAGCTCTCTTCTGGCCCGTCCTCTGGGCCATGCAACGGGGCGTGCGGGTGGACGAGAAAGCCCGGGCGAGGTTCTCTGGCCAGCTCCTAGAGGAGATGGACGAGCGGATGGGGTGGCTCACCGCGGTCCTCGGCCACTCCCTCAACCCCGGGTCGCCGAAGCAGATGTGCACCCTGTTCTACGACGACTTGGGGCAGAAGAAGAATTTCAAGAAGTCGACGAAGCCCGGCATCCCTGGCGGTCTCTCGTGCGACAAGGAAGCCCTCCTCAAGATCGGGAACCGCGAGCCTCTCCTCCAACCCCTCATCCAGAAGATCGAGGAGTATCGCTCCCTCGGCGTCCTCCTCAAAACCTTCGTCCTCGCCCCCGCCGACATAGATGGACGGATGCGATGCTCCTACAACATCTGCGGCGCGGAGACCTTCCGCTTCTCCTCCTCCAAGAACGCCTTCGGCTCCGGCGGGAATATGCAGAATATTCCGAAGGGCGGGGAAGATGACGAAGGCCTTGTCCTCCCCAACATCCGGGAGATGTATATCCCCGACGAAGGCTTCACCTTCTTCGACACCGATCTCTCGAAGGCGGATCTCCGCATCGTGACGTGGGAGTCGGGGGAGGGGGAAATGAAGGCCCTCCTCCGCGCCGGAAAGGACCCCTATGTGGAAGCAGCCCGCGAGTTCTACAAGGACCCGTCTCTCAAGAAAACCCGCGACGACGGATCCGAGCATCCTCGCTATCGAACGTTCAAATCCTTCGCCCACGGTAGCCATTACCTCGGCACGCCGCACGGCCTCTCCCGGCGCCTGGGTCTTACAGTCCATGAGGTTGATCGAGTACAAAAATGGTACTTTGGTCGTTTCCCTGCGATTCCGAAGTGGCAGCAAGATTTCAAAGCTCAACTTCGTGCTAGGAGATACGTTCAAAATATCTTCGGATATCGCCGATACTACTTTGATCGAATTGATGAGAGTACTGAGCGAGAGGCCATTGCCTGGCTTCCACAAAGTACGGTGGCCTGTTACATCAACCGGATCTGGATGAATCTGTGGGAGCAGACAGATCGAGCCCTGATGCAGGTCCTGATGCAGGTGCACGATTCGCTGGCCGGCCAGTTCCCCACGCATAGGAAGGCCGAGGCGCAGGCGGCGTTGAAGCAAGCGGGGGAGATTGTGCTTCCCTACGCGGACCCTCTCGTCATCCCGGTGGGGGTGAAGACAAGTGAGGTAAGTTGGGGGCACTGCGGGTGACACGCCGTCTCCCTGACTGGCTCTCTGCCTACGTCCGCTTCGCCGGCGTCACCGAGGCGCCCAAACTGATGCACTTCTTCGCCGGCGTCTCCGCGATCGCCGGCGCCCTGCGCCGCAAGGTGTGGATTGACATGAAGAGGTTTCAATGGACCCCAAGCTTCTATATCGTGTTCGTGGCCCCGCCTGGGATTGTTGCCAAGTCGACGACGGCCGACATTGCGATGGACCTGCTGAAGCACATCCCTGGTGTGAAGTTCGGTCCGGATGTGATAACGTGGCCTGCGCTTGTGTCTGCGTTCGCGTCGGCGGGAGAGAGCTTTCAGTTTGGCGACGAGTGGTTCCCGATGAGTGCCCTGACACTTGTTGCTTCGGAACTCGGCAACCTAATCAACCCGCAGGATCGAGACATGGTGAACCTCTACATCACGCTCTGGGATGGAAGGAAGTCGCTTGAGAAGGTGACAAAAACGTCGGGGAATGACTCGGTTGAGGCGCCGTGGATCAACATGCTTGGATGTACGACGCCGCACTGGATTGCAGACAACATGCCGCCGGCAACGGTGGGAGGGGGATTCACTTCCCGCTGCGTCTTCGTCTACGCGGAGAAGAAGGAACAATTCGTCGCCTACGTGGATGAGGTGGTGAGAGATGGGGATGAGGAGGAGCGACTTGCTCTCATCCACGACCTTGAACACATTGCCCTCAACCTCACCGGGCCCTACACCATCCTCCCCGAGGCCCGAGCGTGGGGGCGGGAGTGGTACGAAGATGTCTGGACGAACCGCCCACCCGAGTTGGAGGATGACCGCCTCGACGGCTACCTAGCGAGGAAGCAAACCCACCTCCACAAACTCGCGATGGTGATGGCGGCTTCGGCGCGAGATGAAATGGTCGTGACGAAGGAGGATCTGATGATGGCCAATCAGATGCTACGGTCGGCGGAGGGCGACCTGGTGAAGGTGTTCTCGCGGATTGGGCGGTCAGAAGACGCCGCGCAGGTCGACCGCTTCGTCAGCTACATTCGCCGGCGGGGCGAGTGCCCTTACTCCGAGGCCCTTCGCGCCGTCCAGGATCATTTCATCGACCTGCGTGACTTCGAAGGCATGCTCAATGGGCTGCTGCGGAGCGGCGTCCTCAAGCTCGTCGGGAATGGGGCAGGGATACTGCTGAAGTATGCCGGGGAAGAGAACCCGAAACCCACGTGAGGTATCAATGGGTAAGCCACGTGCGAAACGAATCACTATCCACACCCTCATCTGCGACAAGGAGATGGGGTTGGGGTATTGCTGCGAGTGGATATTCTTCCGCCTCTACAAAGACACAGCCCTCATCGCCACCCGGCTAGGAGTGACGAAAAGGGCAGTGAGGTATCACAAGGCGGCGGATCGGGCGTGCGCGGCGTCGCCGGCGTGCCTGAAGGGGCGGGTTTAGGCCACCCGCTTGAGCTCCACCGGCTCCGGAGGCGTGTGGACCAAGCCGTCGGTGTAGATCAGCCCGCACTGCTCGCACAACTCCGCGATCGTCCTCTTCTGACCCTTGAACGGCATGAGCGATGGCTTGCGAAGTGGGTGCGGCTGCGGCTCCTGGCTCGCAGCAGCCTGGAGGGCGAACCAGTCTTTCACTTTATCTCGCGACACAGCGTCACCCTCACCGGCTCCTGAGGATCGAAACTCGCCTTTGCTGTCGGCCAGGTCCCGTAGATGCTCGAAGTCGTTTCAACCGACCGGATCCACGGGTAGCACGACATCTGGCCTCCCTCGAACACGGTCGGCGCCTGTCCACACACCGCTCCTCGCTTCTTGGTCACCGGGTCGAGACAGTAGGCCGGGCGGAAGCCGTCAGCGTCGGGAGCCACAACCCAGGTCTTTGGCGGGGGCTGGAGCTTGTCCATGCACGGCTGCATCGCGGGGTCGTCGTTCACCGGGAACTGGTCCCGCAGCGAGATCGTCCGCATCGAGGCCAACAGGGCGAGGTTCTGCGTGGAGATCCCCGCGGTGATCTGCTGCAACTGTTGGCCGACCAGTCTCGAGACATCGACCGCAGCTTGTTGGAGGTAGTAGGGTTCGAACCGGTCTTTCGTTCCTCTCTTCCAACCCGCAACACAGCCGCCCATCGTTGTGACGTGGATCACAGTCCCGGTCCATTCGGTAGGCCAGACAGTGATCGGGCGATCGGGGACCTGGGCCCAACTCGGCGCGCAGGCTAGCAAAACGATAAGCAAAAAGCGTTTCATGGTATCCTTTCAGTTCGGCACATCGACGCCAGTCTGGCTCGCTTGCACCCAGTTGGTTCCGTTGTAGAGGAAGGTGATCGAGCGGTTGAATCCGGTGGCCGGCTGCGTCCATGCCGACATGCGGAAAGTGGCGTCCCAGGTCACCGCGCCGAGGGCGCCGGCAGATTCGTTTCGAAGATTGATTGTGATGGGCTGGCCCTCCGAGGGATTCGTCGGTGCGTTGATGGTGAAGGCGACGGCGTCGACCGCGGCGATGTGGAAGTAGTTTCCCAGACCCGCATTGATCGTCATGCTGGGGGAGTAAGTGACCGTCGTCCGCTTGTAGACGATGCGAGCAAGGGAGATGAGGCCGGCGTTGACGACAGGGGAGTTGAGGGAAGCGGAGTTGAGGATCTTGTTCGAAACCGTCTGCGAGTCGGAGAGGGTGACGAGGGCAAGGTTGGTGATGATGTCCGCGGCCGTCGCCGGCGCCACTCCTGCCGCCCCGAGCGCCGTGTAGATTGCGACGTTGACGTCGTTCAGCCAGGCCGCGCTGACCGGCGGATCCTGGAAATCCGTGTAAACTGTGCTAGCCAAGTTGGTCTCCCGATTAAACCGCTTTGAAGAAGCCGTGGATCGTGAACGTCACCGGATCCGAACACTCGGCGAGGGTGAGCTGCGCGTTTCCTGCGCCGGCTGCATGGCACTTGATGGGAGCCAGGGTGGCTCCGCTGATCCGCCCCACCATGGTGAAGACGTTCGCCGTAAAGGTGATGCCGGCCCAGTTCATCGTCATGACCTGGAACGCAGGCCCGGCCCAGTCCGAATCCGCGATGAAAGGCATGCCGGCGACGCTGAGGCTCCCCGCCCCGAGCGTTCCCTTCGCGGCGCTGATCTGGCAGGTGAAGTGCACGATCTTCCCGTTGAGCCAGACGCGCCCTATTGAGGTTGCGGCGCCCTGCGCTCCACCTCCCGTCGAGTTGAGGATGGGAGTCCAGCTCCGAGGGGTTGAGATTCCGTCATCGTAGGCTGACACGAACGAGCGCCACGGGACGTCGGATCCTCCCCCGGGATGGTACCCGTTCGAGAATACGTTGTCCGCGAAGGCGTCAACGGCGAGCGTGCAGCCCTCGGCAAGGCCGCCGACGAACTGGATGCGGGAGCAATCGATGCCGACGTAGCGGGCAGTGGGAGTGACTAGAGGCGTCACGCCGTTGGCGATCAGGTTCTCGTTGCAGCCGATGAGGCTGATTTCCGAACCGCACTCGAAGTGATAGCCGACGTTCCCTCGATTGAGGCGCTGTCCGATGAAGTTCGACCGCGTCATGCGGTTGCCGTCAGTGCCGAACGTGATGCCCTTCGCGACGTGGACGTGCCGGCCACCGCTGACGAAGTTGGAGAAGCCGCCGATGATGTTGTGGAAGAAGCCACCGGAGTCAGCGCCACCGACGTGCGGGCCGCACTGGAACATCAGGCCAGTGACGCCCGGGCCGCCGATGCGGTCGACGTTCTCGATCGTGCAGTCGGAGTTGGAAACGAGTGTGGTAGTCTGGGTGAGGGATTCCGGGACCACGCCGAGTAGGATCACGTTCGTGTGGCCGTTGGAGTCGAGGCAGATATCCCTGAACGTCACGTTGTTCCGCGAGTTGCGAATCAGGAACATGTTGTCCGATCCGCACTTGAACCTCGTGAGGCCGGCATCGCCGTGGACGAGGAGGGAGTCGCTCGGATCGGCGTTCACCGTGCCGAAGGGAATGAGCAACCCGTTAGCGAAGGTGTCGGAGCCGGCAACCCCGTTGAGGAGATAGTTACCACCGGGGCAGTAAAGAGAACGCTTCTGCGCGAGCGCGGAGGTGGCGGCAGCCTGCAGCGCGGCGGTGTCGTCCGTCACTCCATTGGCAGCACACCCGCCGTCAGTGATGGCGTTGAAGGGCTGGCCCTCGTGCCACGCATGTTCCGTCGTCGCGATGCCACTCGTCCGCTGCACCCCCACCAACGCGTCACCGAGTCCCACACTCGCCGTGTTCGCGAGGTCGGCAAGGGAAACCGCGCCGAGGGAAGCCATCCACGCGATCTTCCCCATTGGGGGAAGGGCCTCGTAGACCAGAGCGTCAACGTCGTTGAGCCAGCTTGGCGGGACGATGGTCCCGTTGATGAAGTCGATTGTTGCCATTACTGAGTCACTCCTACGGTCCAGCACCCGGCGCCAGCAAAGCCGGCACGTGAGTACACGCTTGTGATTGTGCAGAAGGGGAAGTTGGCCGGCGTGAGGTGGTCGTTCCGGCCAGGGATCATGCAGCCGGGGGTGCCGAGGCCGGGGATGGCCTGGCTGTCCGCCGGAGTACACATGGGGGCGAAATCGGGAGGGAGATCGGGTTGGGCCCAAGGCGGCGCCATCTTGTCCGGGATGGCGCGGACGAAGTCTTGAGGCTGCCGCGGCTCCCAGTCCCGGAGGCAGGTGTAGAAGCCCTGCCAGTTCTTCCGCATGAGGGAGGCTTTGAACTTCCTCCCGCACCGAAAGCAAAGGGCATTCCAATCGCCCAGGGCGAGACGGTCGGCATCACTCATCGACTTCCCCTATATTCCTGCGCCTTGAGCTGGTCGAGGAGGCGGCGGCGTTCCTCCCTCCGTCGCTTCCTCTCAGCCTTCTCGTCGGGGGAGAGGCCGGCTTCACGCGCCTCGCGCTCTTCCCTCCGGCGTGCTCCTGCCTTCCACCTCTCCGCTCCACCCATCCCGTGAGCGTAGTAGAGTTTCCCGACCAGTGGAATGTATTGAACGGAACGCTCCCTCCCATTCACCACATCATCGAGCATGGAGACAGGAGGGAGGGTTGCCCCGACGAGGGCTTCCTTAAGCTTCCCCTGCTTCAGTTTGTCGCCGAGGTAAGGGGAAAGCCCCATCGTCTGAAGGAGGCCGGCGGGGAGGTCGGTTGCCTTCGGGTCGAAGCCGCGGCCGAGGAGCCAATCGCGGATCCAGTCCTGACTCGCCCCCGCAGCCATGAAGGCGGCACTGAGGCGGGCGAGATTTCCGAGACCCTCCGCCGTCTTCCCCTCCTTAATCTTGTTGTACGCATCCCGGCGGAAGAGGTCGGCTTGCTTGATGGCGTAGGTTTTCAGCATCCACAGCACCCGGCCGTTGGGATGGTTGAGGTAGGCTTCGGGGAGTTCGAACCGGGAGACAGGTTGAGAACGAGAGAGTTCGGAGAAAATCACCGAGCGCACGAGGTCGCTCTTCGTCCCGGAGTTGAGGTCGGAGATGAGTTGGGCGGCGTCGCCGGCGCCGAGGGACTTGTCGAATCGGCTCGCGAGGGCCTGGGGGTTCTTCTTCGCAAGGTTCCTAAGCTCTGCGAAGGCCGAATTCACCACGACGTTCTTGGAGAAGGTGTCCATCGCCGTGAAGAGGCCGAGTTGGAAGGCCTTCTTCATCGCCCGGGTGGAGGTACGCTCGCCGGCATACTCTTCTGCGATGTGGTTCATCAAGCCCATCTCGCGGATGGAGAAGTTTTTCTTTCCGGTGAGGGTCCGGGCTACGCCTTCGAGAGTGGGGCCAAGGCCGCGGACGGCAATCTGGATGGGAACGTCGGTGAGCTGTACGGTCGCGGAGACGGGGTTGGCGAGGAGGGCTGTGTAGGTGGCGTTCTTCACGTCTTGGAGGAGCTTGTTGCCTCCACGCTCCCCAGGGCCGAACCGCGCGGTGAGCATGTCGCCGAGTTCCCGCGCCTGCTCCGCTGAAATCCCATAGGTCGCTTGCGCGTCCTGCGTGAACTGGGCGATGGAGCGGCGGAGGTTGAGACTCGTCCCCTGCTTATTCGGCTTGGCAGAGGAACCGAAGAAGTCGGCCTTTTGCACCTCGGCAGTGGCGGAGCGAATGAAGGTGGCAAGGGTCTCGGCCGGGGAGGCCTTCGGATCGGTGCCGAACTGGGGGAAGGCGCCGTGCTGGTACGCCGAATGCATCCCTCGGCTCGCGAGTTCGAGGTTCTGCACCTGTATGACGTTGGCCGTCCGCGGCCACTCCTTCGCCACGTCGGGGTGGGACTGGAGAAAGGCTTGCCACCCTGCCACGTCGCTGGCTTGCCAGAGGGCCCGGGCGCGGGAGCGCTCCGCCCGCGGCAGCTTGTTCATCGCGTTGATGAAGGGATGGACGGCCTCGAGCGCCTGGTAAGCGTTCGCGATGGTGTGGTATTCGAGGTCGCTCCATGCTCGGGCGAGCCGGGGACTCATGTTCAGGACGCGGGTGGAGATGAGGCCGAGAGTCTTGTCGGCGACGTTGAGGGTGGAAGCGGCGGCGTTGCGGACGGCGGGGGACTTAGCGGCGAGGAGGGCTCCCCCTGCGGCAAGGGACGCACCGATGAGGGCACCGGTGGGCTTGTCGGAGGCGAAATAGGAACCGGCCAGGGCGCCGACAGAGATGCCGGCGAGGGTTGCGAGGGCTCGCTCGGTTGCCCCACCGAACATCTGGGCACGGCGCGCCGCGGCACTCTCTCCCGCACGGGTGGGAACCTCGAGCCACGTGTGGCCGGCCGAGTCGGTGTGGGGCTGGGCGCCGAGCTGACGAAGGAACTTCTCGATGTCGCCGCGGTAACGGTCGTAGATGGATTGGTGCTCGGGCTTGAACCTCGCTTTCGGCGGGGATACCAAGCCAGCACGCTCTTCTCCGCTCCCGCGATAGGTACGTTCGTAAGCTGCTTGCTGATCCGGCCACCCTTCCACCTTCGCCATAGTATCTGCCGTGGCGAAGCGCACCGTCGGCTCCCCCCTCGCCGCTGCCGCCGCAAGTTCCTCCCGCACGAGCCGCTTCGGCCAATTCTTCAGCATCGGGGAGAGGCCTTCGACCTTCGTGTTCTCGGCGAGCTTGATCTTGTGCTCGGCGATCCGGGCCTTGATACGGGAGAGGGCGGTGGCGGCAGACCATTCGTTGACGCCAGAGACGTGCTTCTTGGCGATCTTGACTGCTTCGGGATTTGATGACCAGTCGCCACTCGTCCAGGCTTTTTCCAAGTACGCGTAATCCGCTTCGAGCCCTGCCTGCTCTCCACGGAGAACACGTGTCTCCTCCACCGAAAGCGGCTTCCTCGCCTTCTGCGCATAGTCACTCTGCACCTCCACCACGTGCCGCACACCGCCTTCGTCAAAGCTCCGCGTGTGGCCGAAGTACTGCGGGTCGTTGAAGTGGTTGGCCTTGCCGAGGTCAAGGCGCTCGGGCACGCGGTAGAGGACGGTGCGGGCTGGCATGCCGCCGACGCGTCGCAGCTCTGCGACGTCTGCCCCCTCCATCTCTGCGGCACGGACCTCGGCGGGGTCAGCTTCAAGCCGGTCGATGTTCTCGAGGCCGTAGTCGGCGTAGGTCTGAGTCTCCTTCCTCCTCAGCTCAAAATCCCCCGTCGCCTTCTTGAACCCCAAGACAAGGTCCTTCGCGGAGATCTTCCCGCCCTGGGGAACCTCCGCAAGCACCGCGGCGAGGGCTTCCTTCTCGGCCTTCGTCACGTCGGGTCGGCGGAGTTGTTCCTCAACCATCTGCCGCGGGAACTCGATTCGGTTCTGGGGGAGGCGTTCGAGAGTTTTCAGAGTCGTGCCGGACTCGGCCAGCATGGCAGCGAGGCTTGAGGAAGCGGGGCGCTCGGCCATCCGCCGCAGATCCCCCGTGAGAATCGCGCCGCCGGCTAGGGAGGCGAGGGCGGCGTCCTGGGCCTCTTCGGGATAGGCGAGGGCGAGGGCGGCACCCGCCCCTCCAACTGCGAGGACGTTGAGGAGGTCACGGTCCACCGCACCACCCTGACGCGCCTTCTCCTGCCCCCAGCCACGGAGAGCTGCCTTCTCTTCCATCGTGAGATCGAAGCCGCGGCCGGCGGCCGTCTTTTCGAGAGCGGAGACGAGGGCGGCGTTGGGTTTCACCCCACTCCCCCGTGTGGCAATCCGTTCTTCAGGGGTGAGGTCGAAGGCCCGGCCCTCACGGATTTTCACCTCCCCAGTCACCTTGGCCGGGGAAACCACCTCGGTGGGAGGGACGTCAGGACTGGGCGGCGGGGCGCCTTCCTCCTTCGGCGGCTCGACACGAGGGGCTTCCTCAACTACTGGTCCTCGGACCCCACCCGCCTGCTTCTCAAGCTGCCGCTGCGTCGCCGTCTGCGTCTGCCTCGCAACCTCACCCTTCGGCTTCAGTGGGGCCGCCGCCCCGCGCAGCCCTCCCAACGCCATTATCTGACTCACCACGGAGTCGAAGTCGGCGGACTTGATCTTCCCGCCAGTCCTCTTCTCTATCCACCCACCACCCTTTTCCACTCCCTCGGTAATCAGGGCCATTCCCTTCTCGACGGAAGTGGGATCGACTTCCTGGTCATCCGGGCTCACCGCGGAGATGGCCTTCTCGACAAGGCCGCGGATGAGGGGGATGCCGGAGGGGAGGTGAGGGGAGTATTGCTGCGTGAGGTCGCGGCGCGTGGTTTGGGCGAGCTGGCCAGTCTCCGCGGGACTCCGGCCACGAAGGAGGGAATCGATCCGCACGCCGAAGTCCCCCACCGTTCCCACAGCCATGCCGGGGATGGAGAGAATCATGTCGCCGAAGTCCGCCACCTCGCGGGCCAGGGAACGGGTTGCCGCCTTCGCACCGCCGGCACGGATGTCAGTCTCCGATCGCGGCCCGTACGCTTCCTCGAGAGAAAAGGTTGTGCGTGGCGGCTCTGGCACTTTCCCCGTCGCCCGAATCCTCTGCAGATCTTTCCCAATCGCGATCTTGTCCTCGTGAGAGATCTTGGGGTCGGCAAGTTCCCTCTCCCGGATGCGGATCTGATCCGAGTTTTGCATGGCGAGGCGAGCAGCCTCTTGCGCCCCGGGGTCGCCGCGAGAGCCATAGGCGTCTTCGAGGGAGAAAGTGACTTCGGGCATCAGTCTTCCTCCTCGCCTTCCTCATTGTCATCCTCGTTGTCTTCGGGGAGGGGGGCAGCGCGGGACGCCGGAGAGGCCGCCACGAAGTTTTGCCCTGTCCACTTCGCCGGCCCCTTCGCCGTATTATAAACCTGCCCCACGACGAGACTCTTGCGGTCTGGGGGAAGGGCCACGGGCTTGTCAGCCGTCTTCGGCTGGCGATACCTCGCCTCCTTCCCCCGCTCGAAACCGAGGAAAGTCTTCGCCACGGTCTCAAAATCGCCGCGGGCTTCCTCGAGCGCCTGCCGCATCGCCTCCCCGGCATCGAGACCGGCGTGAGCCTTCCGCAGCTGCCTTGCCCGGCTTGCCACGTTGAAGGCGGCTTCGGAGAGCTCCTCGGGCGGGAGGGAATCTCCGCCCTCGATCTCCTTCCGGATCAGGTTCCGAGCTTGCGAAACCTCGCTCCCCACCGGGCTCCCCGGGTCCTTCACCTTGTCCCCCGCAGCTTTCGCGCGATTTGCCTCCCTCTCCCGGCGGAGGCGAAGAACCTCCTGCATATACCCTGCGCGGGTCTTGCGGAACTCGGCCTGGCTCTCCCGCGCCGCCACCTTGGACCCGACATCCTCGGCCCGCAGCTCGACCTCGATCCGCTTCAGCCCCTCCGCCGTCGAGGCAACGAGCTGATCCACGGCGGCCTGATCGTAGCGTTGGAAGACTGGGGGGAGGGCTCTGGCCTCCGGGTGGTTCGCCATGAAGTTCATACGGGCGCGGTTGAACGAAGCCTCATCCGTGATGCCGGAGGCGAGGGCGTTCACCTCGGAGAGAGTTTGCTTGGCAACCTGGGCCTCGAGGTATCTCTTCCTCGCCGCGGAGGTTTCCTCTTGCTGCCCTTTCAACGTGATGTCGGCGGCGCCCTTCGCGACCTTCGCCGCCTCGTTTGGGAGGCCGGCCGCGGCCAGGGCCTGAGCCTGCTTGTTGAGGATGGAGACCGTATCGGGGACCTCGGGCGGGCCCATGAAACTAGGATCCTGCCCCGAGCCGAGCCGCGCGAGGAGGGCCTGGGCTTGCTTCCCTTGCGCGGCCTTATCCTCGGCCGCCCCGGCCTGGGCGTTGTAGAGCCGGGTGTGGGCGGCGCGGAGAGCAAGGTCCGCTTGATCCTCGTCGTAGAGACGGGACCCTGCCGCAAAGCCGAAGAGTTCACCGGCCATATCACCCTCCGATGCGCTTCAGGAACGGAGAGGCGCCGTAACCGATTGAGGCGAGGGAACGGCCAAGGAGGGCAGCGTAGAGGTCCGAACCCGCTCCGGGTGCGGCGCCAGCCCCTGCAAGCTGTGCCAGCCTCGCCGTTTCGTTGTTGAAGAAATTGCCGCCATACTGTGCCAGGGCGGCCAGCTCATTCCCCGAGCCGAGATAACCACTTGCCGCTTGCCCGCGCTGGACTGCCTTGAGTCCCGCTTGGAACCCTGGCGTGGAGGTGATGGAACCGGGGTTGCGCTCGAGTTCCTGGAGGCGGCGGCCATACTCCTCTCGGTACTGGTCGAAGGGAGACATACGCTTCCGCGCTTTCCTCGCTTCGCTCATGCCGTAGAGGCCAGAGCCGACGTTGAAGATGTCGCGGATGGAGCCGCCGCCACTCCCGCCCCCGCCGAAGCCGAAGCCTTGGAGGGCCTGAGTGAGGATGTCCCCGATCGTCGTTCCTGTTGACATCGAACCGCCGAGGGAACCGAGGTCGATGGAGGAGGGCACTCCCGTGGCAGAGGCGTCGAGGGCAAGAGCACGGTTGGCGGATTCGCTGTCCTTCGCCGCGCCGAGATACTCGCCCGCACCGGCCCCTCCGCCACCAGCCGCAACGATCTCGGGCGCCGTCATGTTGAAGCTCGCCGCGGAGTTGATCGCCTCGGCAGCTCCGGGGCTCAACCCTCCCTGGGCTTGAAGAGCGTAGCTAGAAGCGGTGGGAGAGCCAGCTGCCGCTCCGCCCACACCCCCCACGCCGCCAGCCGCACCGCCGCCCCCCTCTGCCGCGAGAGCTGATTCGATGGCGGTTTGCTCGGCCGCACTGGCCCCGGCCGTCCCGCCAACGCCGCCCTCCACGCCGCCGAAGGCGCCACCCGCACCAGCCCCGATCGCCGCCAGGGTTGCCATCACCACCGGGGCAATCCAGCCGCCCGAGTTGGAAAACCCCTGGGAGGTTGAATTGAGGAGGTCGCCGCCCTGCCCGAAGAGACCGTAAATCAGCTCGCCGCCCTGCGGGCCATATGCCTGCCGGAACGACATACCCTGATCGCTGAGCCATTGCGACAGCTCATCCGACATGCCGCGCTCGAGGTAGGGCGTCTGGCCATTCACGCCTTCCCCAAACATCTGTGTGTCTTTCGTCACCGGGCCGGAGAAACCGGCGCCGCGAAGATAGTCTTCCATCAGCCCAATGTTTGCCGTCGGGCCTTCGAACCAGTTGAGGGAAGTGTCTGGCATGGTGTTCTCCTAGGTTGGAGGCGTGAAGGCAATGATGATGCCGTCAGCGAAGGTGAGGGAGCCGGTGGCGCCAAGGCCGGTGAGAGCGGCGAGAGTGACTGTCCCGGTGACGCCGTTGCCGGCTTGGAAGGAAGAAAGTTCCGAGGCGGTGAAGTGATAGTGACCCCCCGCATCCCCGCCAAGGAGGTTGGTAAGCGCCTCGTGATTCGCCGCCGTGCCGCCGGCTTGGGTGAGGAAGGCAGCGACCTTCAGGAACCAGTTGAGCCAGATCGGGTTGAAGGTGGGCCGACCCGTCTGTGGGTCAACCTGAATCACCTCGGCGTAGGTCGGGGCAGGTTCGAAGTTTGCCATCAGATCGTCCCCAGGTCGATGTCGACCTCGAGGCTACGGATTCGCATCCTCACCGGGGAGGTGCACTTGATATGATAGGCGCGGCGGTTGAACGTGCCGCAGTTGGAGAGGCGCGGCCTCTTCAGCCCCATGTCCACCCGGCGGAAGTTCGTCCACTTGAGGGGATCGTAGTCGTAGTCGTTGCAACGGACGTAGAGGACTTGGCCGGGTTGCTGATCCCCTACGAAGTAGAGGTTGTTGATGGTTTTCCTCTTCGTCGTGCCGCCGTCCCAAGAGGGGAGATAAGCCTCCACCGGAATTGTCTGGCCGGCGTCCGTCGTGAAGGAGCCGTCGAGCTGGAAGATCCGCCCGTCGACGTGTTGGAGGAGGACGAGGCCATCCCCATCGAGACTCGCTCCGATGAAGGGGAAGTAGTTGCCGCTCTGGTCCGTCCACCGATACCACAGGTTTGTTGTGAAGTCGAATACGAGGGTGAGGTTGGCCTCGACGAGGGAGACGCCATAGAGGCGGTGGCCGTCCACCTTCACATTCCAGGAATGAACGGTTTGGTTCGCCGGCTGCTGGACGAGACGGTCGATGGAGGGGTAGGAAATTGAGCCAACCTTCAACCCCTCCATCTTGAGGACGGTAGCCTCGCCACTCCGCGTCCCCGCGATCCAGACGAGGACACCCTCGGAGTCCTGAACCGAGCGGGCGTGGCGGCAGCCATAGTTTGCCTTGGCCCCCTGTACTCGGGCGAGGGGCGAACCCACCGGGTTCCCGGCGTCGTAGAATACCTCCGTCGACCACTCCTTGAACGCGATGACCTGAACGAGTTGCTTCGCCAACGCGACGCCCTGGTCCGGCTCGATGTATGCGGTGAGGAAGTTGAGGCCGTCCCAGGACGTTGGGTCGTTGAGGTCAGACCCGTTGATCTTCGCGTTGGGGCGCATGACGTAGAGAGTGCCGTCGAGATACGCCGAGCCGGGGACGGGGTCCACGGGGAAGCCGGGGTTGGAGAAGGTCAGAGCAACTCCTGTTGCCGTGATCGTCGCGTTCGTGTTGATGGTGACCTGGACGCCGGAGTCAACCGACACGACGTAGGAACCGTCGGGGATTCCCGCTCCCGTCACTCCCGCATTCGCCACAATGCCGGCGGTGGAGGGAATTCCGTTGATGATCGTGTTGCTGTTGAGGTTCCCCGTCGTGTCTACGGTGGTGGCGTAGGCGACCTCAACCACCCCGCCGGCCACGGTGTAGGTGTAAGCCTTCGCCCCGTTGTGGAAGAAGAGGCGGTGGGTCGCGCCGAGGGTTTGGTTGAGGGAGTAAAACCCGGCGCTCTGCACCGAACCGACGGAGACGAAGTTGCGATAGAGGGTGCCGTCGGTGATGTGGTAGAGGCCACCTTCCCAGAGGTAGATCCCCCTTCCCACGCCGGCGACGCCGCCGCCGCTGTAGAGCCCGACTCCCGGCCGGCTTACCACGTGGTAGTCGCCTTCCCGCGGCCCCTTCTCGGCGATGCAGTTCACCAGCCTCGCGTCGATGTTCGCCGAGGTGAAGCGATTCTCCGGCAACACCACGAAGGGGATGCGGGGGGCGTCGCTGGGTTGCTGCTCTTTCATTACGTGGGGTATCCGTGGGTTATTTACGTGTGAAATATTGCAGGAGCGGCAGCACCATCTGGCTCAGCGTGAGGATCGTCGTGAGCGTCCCGGCGATTCCGAGGACGAACCAGAAATACTGGCTCAGCCGACCACTCAGCACAGCGTGATCCTTTTCCAGGCCGCCCACTCTCTCCTCCAAAATGCCCATCCTCTTACCCTGCTCAATCTGCCGCTCATCGATCAAGATAAGGCGCTGGACCGCCCTCGTCAGCTCAGCCAACTGGTTCTCAATCCTCTGTGCCCGGTCGTCCGTAACCTGCATGCGACTACCTTGTGAAGGGATTTCGCCCCTGTCCATAGGAGTCGGGTTGGAAGTTGGTTGGAGCATCTTCGACGTCCCAGTCCTCGAGCGCCTGTTTGAACATCGAGGCCTTTTGAGCGCACCTCGACATGATTGCTTCGCTTTGCCCGCCGCAGATGTCGTCAGCGAGACCCCAGCGAAGGGCTTGGTACCACTCCACCGGGAAGGAAACCGTGTCGTTCAGCTGAATCATCTGCGTGACTTGCTGCTGGACGAGGAGGTCGACGCTGCCCGTCGCGGCCTCGGAATCGGGGACGAGCCAGAACTTCACCACGTTGTTGAGAAGCTGCTTGTCCTGGAAGTACCCCACGATTGCGCCTTGCTGCGTCGGGTTGGGCAGCATGTTGTAGGTGTTCCACGAGTAGGGCTCGAGGGGGCGAGAAACATCCTCCGCCGTCATGTAGTACCCCTCCAGGACTCGCATGGGCCGGGTGGCGAGGATGGAGCCGGCAGGGCCGAGGGTGTAGGTGCCCGTCCCTGCGGTCAGCGTCACGGGGACGATGGAGTTGGTCCAAAGTTTCAACCCCTGCGTCTGCCACGCATTCACCAAGTCGTTGAGGCGGACGAGGTATTGGGCCAGCTGGTCGCTGTCGGGAACCTCCCCCTCTTGCAAGAGCCCCGCATCCTTCATCGCGAAGGAGATGATTCGGCTCGGGTTGTTGAAGTTGGAGGGCCCGGGCATGTCAGGCTCCCACCGCCTTCGCCATCGCGGCGATGCGATCCTTCAGGGCCTGCTCGCCGGCGCGGAGTTTGTTCTCGCGATCGACGAGGCGTTGCTGGCGCTCATCTTGTTCCGCCGTCACCTTCCTTTTCATCGCGTTGAAGGTTTCGATGTCGGCGGCCAGCTTGGACTCGCCGGAGACGACGAGGGCCTCGCGGGAGGTCAGCTCGCTCACCTTCCCTTCATGCGCGGCCATGTTCGCGGCGAGGTTCTCGGCCGCCTCCTTCACCGTGGCGATGCGAGTGGCCAGCTCGGCCTCGACCGCCGCCACCTTCCTTTCTCTCGCCTCAAGCTCCCCGGCGATTTCAACCCGGCGCGCCTCGACCTGCTCGACCGTCTTCACCACGCCGAGCTTCTTGTCCAACTCGGCCGAGGCCGCAGCGATTTCGTCGAGTTCCTTCTTGAAGGCGCCCTGGCCAATCAGGGTTGCCGCAGCCATGATCTTGCGAACCTCGATCAGGTCCTGTGCGTTCAGCATGATGTCCTCACTCGTTGATGATGAAAATCCGGTAGGTCGCTACGGGCCTGTCGGGGGGTGGGAAATGGGTTACCGAGATGCCTCGAATGTTGACGTTCCAGATGGGGCGCCACGGCGGCGGGTTGAGCTGCACGCCGGCAGGAAGGGGCTCGGCGGGGGCGAAGAATCCTGGGTAGAGGCCGCGACTCTCCGCCGTGATTGCGACGGAGCGGGGAGGGGCGAGGGGAAGGACCTGACTCGTCTCCCCACGGGGCGGCTCCTCGAACTGGCCGAGAAACTGGGCCCGCGACGCAGCCGAGGCGGAGCGTGGGGTGGCTGGCCGGAAGGCGACACTCGCCGCCCCAACCGGCCTCTCCTCCACCGGCACCATGCCAAGGAAGCGAAACGCGGGGGCTCCCGGTCGAAGGGAGGTAGGGGCAAATGGCTTCCCGAGGCTCGCCATCCCTCGCGGCTTCTCCTCCGTCGACACGAAGCCAGGGAAGCGGCCCCTCGACGGCGAGGTGAGCGGGACGAAGGCCGTGCCCTGCGGCATCAGCCCATAGATGGTGGAGGGCGGTTTGGGCTCTTCCTGCGTGAGCCCTCGATTGATGTAGGTGAGTTTCCACGCAGGAACGCCACCTGTAAAGAGCGCTCGGGTGCTGGCCTCTCCCGGAGGAGGCGTCGCCGCGGCGACTTCCCGAATCCCTTGCTGCTGCGGCCGGAAGGGGGCGAAGGAACGGGCGAAGGGCCGCTGAGCGTAGGTAGGTCTGCGCGCGGTTACGTCTGCCATTTAGAGGCCCTTCAAGCCCGTCCACGGTCTTACTTCGGCTCGTAGATGATGTGAGCCGAGATCGCCCCGACCGTGCCGCCGGTGAACGCGGAGAGGGAGGATTCCCCAAGGGCCGCGGTGTTGCCGAGGATGCTGAACTGTTCGTTCATGTCGGCGATCCAGCGAATGATGCCACCCCACGCGTTGAGGCCGAGGTTGAGGCGGGCATCGGTGGTGACAGCGCTCCGCTGCCCACCCGTCGCAGCGGCAACGAAGGTTACGGCGGCGGCTGCCAGCGCCGCCGTCGAGGGGTGCATCGGGCCGTCGCTGTTCGGGGCGGCCAGGGCCGTCG